GCAGAAATATCGACTCAACAAGTTTCTGATTCTCAAATTACTGAAGTTTATTCAGATGAACGTTTAACTCGTGATAGCGGATGGTATGATCCATTAGCACAAACATTCTTAGTACAATCTACTGGTGGTTCTTTTATTACCAGCGTTGATATATTCTTTGCAACAAAAGATGTTGGCATTCCAGTAACTATGCAAATTCGCGAAGTCGTAAATGGTTATCCTGGTCAACGTGTATTGCCATTCTCAAGAGTTACAATGACACCAGATAAAATTAACATTGATCCAAATATCGGTTCTCAACCTACAACATTTAGATTTGAATCTCCTGTCTACTTACAAGACCTTACAGAATACTGTATTGTGTTATTGTCTGATTCAAATAATTATAGAGTTTGGATTGCGCAACTTGGAGAAAAAGCTGTTAATTCAGATCGTTTCATATCTGAACAGCCTTATGCTGGTGTATTGTTTAAATCACAGAACGCCTCTACATGGACAGCGAATCAAGAACAAGATTTGAAGTTTACAATTCGTTCCGCAGTATTTGATATTGCACAATATCCAGTAATTGAATTTAATAATGAACCGCTTCCTCCAATTATATTAGAAACTGATCCGTTTCAAACAAAAGCCGGAACAGATAAAGTGCGCGTATTTGCTAAAAACCATGCTATGCCAAATAATTCTTCAGTTATCATTTCTAATGTGGCTGCAGGAACATATAACGGTATAGTTACAACATCAACTACTGGACTAAATGGAACATTCACTATTGTAGATAGTGAAGTAGATTCTTTCGTAATTGATCTTGCAAGTAATGCTACTAATAGCGGTTTTGTTGGTGGAGAAAATGTAATTGCCACTGTTAACATTGGATATGATGCAGTAAACTTTATTGCTCAATCACAAGTATTTTCAGAAACTACATTAGCATTTGGTATGACGCCTATTAATGAGTCATATAGTGCAGCTTCCGCAGAAACTTCTTTAATTCCAAATGTTACTACTTACTTTGATAATAAGAATATTGTAGCTTCTCAGACTAATGAAAACTTATCTGCGCTTTCTGGCAATAAATCATTAGTTGTAACTGCAAGATTGACATCTGAAAATGAAAATTTATCTCCTGTTATCGATACTTCTAGAATGTCATTAACTACAATCTCCAATAAGATTGACACATACACGTATTCAACTAAAAATAATGATGATCTAGATTATAAAACAGTATTAACGACAGCTGGAAACAATGTAGCGTATGCCGGAAATACTATTAGTATCACAAATACTGGCACTTTAAGAAGTGATGCTACGGGTATTGCAGTTGGCAAATATATTGATATAAGCGGTACAGGATCTGGAACTAATAATACCACAGATCCAATATTAGTGACAGCTGTTGCTTCAGATGGTGCTACAATTACTTGCGACCATACATTTACAACACAATCAGCTACCACCACTACTATTACTTTATTAGATAATTATGTTAGTGAGATTGCTCCAACGGGTGGTTCTTCTGAATCTAAATATGTTACACGAGTGGTTAACTTAGCAAATTCTTCAACTTTCTTGAAGATTATGTTTGGTGCTAATATTCCAGCAGTAACTGGTTCAGATATAGAAGTTTATTACAAACTATTACCTGCTGGTTCTACTACTGATATTACTAAATTCAATTTTGTAAAAGCTACTCCTATAGCTAATTTAGTTAAAACATCTAATCGCAATACGTTTACTGATGTTGCATATGAATTAGAAAACTTACCTGTGTTCGATGCAGTTGTAATTAAGATTGTGTTTAAAACTGGTAATTCTGCTCAAGTACCTAGAGTTAAAGATTTAAGGGTGATTGCTTGTGCTTAATGAACCTTTGATGAAAGTAGAAAACGAAATAGGATTATATCGAGATCCTGTTTCAAAGGTTATCATAAATAAAGATGACATCTCATATAATAAATATTTGCAAAATAGACAAAGATTAATTAATGCGCAACATCAGGTTGAAAAAAATACTACTGATATCAATGATATCAAAAACGAAGTAAGTGAAATTAAAAGTATGTTAGTTACTATTCTTGCTAACATTAAAAAATAGAGAGATATAAATGGCAGCTATTAATGTAAATCTAAGCGACACGTTTAACGAGTGGAGATTAAAAACTAATCAGATCGGTGATTTCGTAGGAGACACCACTGGTTTATTAACTGATGCAACGGATGTAGTTGCAGCTATTAATGAAGTAAGATCTGCAGCTCCTCTTGATGGTGTTATTTCTACTGATGGCAATGAATTTAAAGTAAACGTAGATTCAGCAGATACATTTGAACTTGTATTAACAGCAGCTGGTAATTTATCAGTTACTGGTGAAATGACATCAACTAAATTCAATGGTCCTTTGACAGGTAATGTTACAGGAAACTTAACAGGTGCTGTTACAGGTAATGCATCAACTGCTACAATACTACAAACGGCTCGCACGATCAACGGAGCTTCTTTTAACGGCTCTGCTAATATAACATTCAATACAGATGCAACTGCAGAAGGTAGTACTAATCTTTATTTCACGAATGAACGTGCTAGATCAGCAATAAGTATTGCCGCTACAGGCGGTAATATTACATATAACTCAACAAGTGGTGTATTTAGTTTAACTAATGCTAACGTAGTTGCAGCCCTTGGTTATACACCTTGGCATTCAGGCAATGATGGAGCTGCTTCTGGTTTAGATGCGGATTTATTAGATGGATTTAATTCAGCAACAGCAGCTACTGCAAATACAATTGCATTACGAGATGCTAGTGGCGATCTCACAGCAACTGTATTTCGTGGTCGCGCAACTTCAGCATCATATGCCGACTTAGCAGAAAAATATACTACTGATAAAGAATATGCAATTGGTACAGTCATAGTAGTTTCTATGGGTGGAGATTCTGAATGTACTGCATCGTATTCTCCTGGACAAATTGCTGTTGGTGTAGTTTCTGAAAATCCAGCATTCTTAATGAATAAAGATGCTGAAGGTCAAGCAATTGCTCTTCGCGGTCGAGTACCAGTTAGAGTAATTGGACCAATTACAAAAGGTCAAACTGTAATTGCTAGTCTTGATGGCAAAGCAATTTATGGCGTTTTAAATCCTATTGCGATAGCTCTTGAAACAAATCAAGAGTTTAAAGAAAAATTAGTTGAGTGTGTAATATTGTAAGATGATAAAACTTGATGATGTTGTTGAATTTATTCACAACCCTTTAGCATACGAACAAAAACTAGTTTCATTAATAAACACTAAGGGGGAGCAAATCCTCCTTAGTTCTTTTAGCGAGCTATATAATGAAAACTCTACTATTAAAGTAGAAGGCATGGAAAAGTTTTGTGTTAACATATACAATAAGTGCCAATATCTATCTTTGAAATATGATCACAGTGGTCCAATAACGTGTCATGCGTTTATTGCAAAAGATGACGCACCGTCATTCCCACTACACACTGATCCTGATGACGTTATAATCTTATGTGTTGAAGGTACTAAAAAGCTTCTCATTAAGAATGAATATATAATACTAGAAGCTGGTGATGATGTCTATATTCCCGCAAATACGCCACATCAAGCTTTCAATGAAAAAGCTTCATTTACATTGAGTTTTGGTTTAGAAAAATTTCTTAAAGATAAAGCGAAGTTATATAATGAATTGGATGTTCTACCTTAAAACGACAGAGACATGTAATCTTAATTGTCGTCATTGCTTTACAAATGGAATAAATGGACCAAAGATATATTGGGACAAAGACAAAGTAAAAGATTGGGTCGACAGATTTATTCAAACAACAAATAAAGATGATACGATCCATTGTGAATTTCACGGCGGTGAACCATTTTTAGTTGATGTTGAAGAAATGAAAGCAGTGCATAATTACTGCAATACTCTCCATCCTAATATGACTTGGGGAGCAACTACTAATTTAGTTTTTAAATTAAAAGAAGAGCATAAAGACTTTATTAAAAACGAATTAGGTAATCGCTTAGGAACTTCTTGGGATCCTAAGATTAGATTTGATAATGATAAGCAATTAAAGCTTTGGTTGGATAACCTTAAAGAGTTATTGGCTCAAGGTACAACTATCAGATTGTTTATCAGTGTCACTAAAGATACTATTGCAATAGAACCAATTTACTTGTTGACTTGGATTAAATCTCTAGGTGTTCAAGAAGTATCATTTGAAAGATTGACTGGGAATGGAAGTGCTTTAAAGCATCCTGATATATTCCCGTCAAATATAGAACAAGATGCATGGTTTTTAAAAATGCATGAGCAGTCTATATTATATGAGACTAGAGATTGGTTTGATAATGACTTCTTAGAAACGATTTACTCTAAGTTTGAAACTGGATTTACTAAGGGCGGCACATTTTGCAGAGATTGCGAAGAAAAGATCTTTACATTAAATGCAGATGGTTCTATTTCAGGTTGTCCTAATTCAGCACCTGAATTTCAGTTTGGGCATATAAATGACTCAGTCGAAGACCTTATAAATAGTCCTATAAGATTAGAAAATATGGCATGTGAAAAGAGCAGAAATGATTTTTGCTATTCATGTGAAGTATTTGAACATTGTGGAGGCGACTGTCATCAATTAGCTTGGCAAGATGACATTTGCGCAGCTCCAAAAAGCTTAATGAAATTATTATCAACACAAACAAAGAAAGTTTGGATGATTAAGGAAGAATATGGCAACACTAGATAATCCCATTAACCCGCAGAATATCGCAAATCGATATTCAGATTACGTAACTGCTGTTGCTAATGCAGGAATTACTTGGGGCAATAATGCAAAGCCCTTTGAAGAAATGGATGTTAATCAATTTGGCGGAGACACTAGTGGTCGCGCTATTAGTATTACAGGCAACAGTATTGGTGAAGTTGGTACTGTAATAACAGCTATAAACATTTACAATACTTTAGTAACTGAAACTGCAACATACACAAATATTAGAAATTTGCGTGCAATACTAAACGTTGAGGGCGGCGGTGGTAACACTGGTTCACGCCCAAATCCTGGTGTTATATACGATGGCACAGCTGTTGCACATATGAATGCTGACTATAGACAAAGTATCGGTACTCCTGATGCTTCAAACGTTTCATCTGGTGATGAAGTTACGAGTGCCAATTTACAACAGTTCTTTACTAACTTAGCAACTAGTTATAATACAGCAAGAGGTACTACGACTACTGTTCAAACTAACGTATGTCATGCTTCTTGTCATTCATCATGCCATGGTTCTAGAGGAAGAAGATAACAATGAATTTAGTGAATACAATCGTTCCAATATCAATCGAAGATCTAAAAAAATACTTCACAGATAAAAACGTTTACTATATTATAAATTATAAAGATAGTAAACTAAAGGGTGCTAAGCTACTAACATATCTAAGTAACCTTGATATTCCTTGCAATATTGATTTAGCTAATTTAGATGAAGTTGAAAAATACGAACTACTAGATGAATATTTCAAATCGTCTATGATCGTGAATATTCCTTCTCTTGAGTTTTTAGCAATGGATGTATTAAAAGAAGCTAAAGGATTAACTGCTGAGGTTATTCATCGAGACTTTATTGAATCACATGCAGAAATTTTAGAAACATGGATTACTAAACTTGATAGTCTTACAATTTTTAATATGAGCATTGTTGGTGATAGCCATTTCGAAGAGTTCATCAAACAATTCCCTGTATCTGAAGACCAAGATTTAACTGGTGTAAATTTTATTAGTTTATTAAAACACACTGAGTTTTATGATTTTTATAAAAAAATTGACAGATCAAAATTAAAATTTTATTCTCATTATTTTAAAGATTATATGTTTAAGGGTAAAAGTCTATTTTCATTCTGGGCTAACGACAATAATCCATTATTTTTGTTGACATATGGAATCGCTGAAGGATTAGTAGATCCACAACAATATAATGAGGCTAAAAGACAAACCATAGAGGAATCAAATGTTACACTTATTTAATAAAACTTATCTAGAATTTGATGATAATATCGAAATCAATTTCGATCGCGTTGTTATTTCGAATCAATATGGAATTCCAATGCATCAAGAATTGGATAAAGTTTCTTATGGTGAATTAATTCAATATGGTAAATCATACGATGAAGTTATATCGCCAGACATAATCGGGTTTGTAAAAACATTAAAAGAGTTTAGTGATGCGTCCGGTAAAAAGATTATCATATATTGTGATAAAGAAGCATACAAGAAATTCATTGCACAGTGGTTTAAAATACTTTTACCATTAGCAGACTATACAACATTTAAAACTATTATAGATCATACCATATACAATCAACGGATAGTTTCTAATACTCAATTATCTTCAGTCTATGCATTAAATCAAACTACATTGTGGGAAAGTTTAGATGATTTAGAATCACATTGGTCAACAGTTAATAAACCAACCGATGCTAAAATAGTAGAATTTAAGTCACTTGGTTTAAATTTATCTTATGAGTTGCTATTAGCAGATTATCTTTCAGGTTCTACTAATTATGAAGTAGAACTTAGAAAGACAATGCATACATTTTTGCGTAGGTGGTTTAAAGAAGTATTTACTGATAATCGCCAAATGGTATTATTAAATATTGGCAATCATAGATTCCAAACCGCGCTTGGCATAGATGCGTCTACAATTGATATTACTAGCGTAGATCCATTAGCAAATATTACACAATTAAGCGCTTATGCTGACGATACAATTTGGGAGCAACAGGGTATTTTTTGTGACTTAGAAGATTTAAGTCAACAACAAATCGATGCGTTAACTTCAACTATCATGGACATCTGTGAAAAGTTTGAAGGTATGGAAGTTGATCGTTCTATGTTTTCAATATTTAATTATCTGGGTGCAGCATCTAGAAATGAGTTAACTAAGGTTGAGATGGATGAACTATTAGACTTTATTATTGATAAACCATTTGATACCAATTTAGTTCCACGCTTCGATTTTCAAAATGTTAACTTTGTATTAATGCTTTATTTCTTACGTCAAAAATATGAAAGTGCCGATTTAAGTAAATTTAAATTGGTATAGCATGCGTGATTATATCATTGAAAAAAAACGTGATCCAGAACAAGAATATACACTTCATTTATTTGAATATTGTAATTTAAGATGTTCTTTTTGCTGGCAAGATCATGATAATACAGTAGGGATTGACTCAGTACTTGAGAAATTAATCCCTATTGAAAAATTCCTAACTACTGAAAAAAGTAGTTCAGTCGTATTTAATGCTATGGGTGGAGAAGTATTTGCTCCACAAATATTTGATCAAAAGCTTTTACAAGCATACAAAGATTTATCACTCGGCATCAAGAATTTAGCAATCAAGTATAATAAGACTGCTAAAGTTAATTGGGTAACTAATTTAGTTACTAACAAATATGACGAGATTGAAGAATTACTTAAGTATTCAAATGACATCGGTTTAAAAGCGGAGATCGTAACATCTTATGATCCACGTGGTAGATTTAACATAAACGATTTCGTGCAATTTAAACAAAGTATGGATTACTTTGGCGATAGAGTTACATGCATTAGTATGCTATTATCTGCGCCAAATATTGAATACATTCTAAAAGATAAAGATCCGTATTTTAAAAAGCTTTATGATGAAGGCAAATACATCTACTTTGATTATTATATGCCTGATGAAACAGCTGAGTCTCAATCACCCACTGATGAGCAAATGCTTAAAGCTTTTAAACATTTTATAGATAATTATCCAAAGGTAGATCCTATTCGTGGTTGGATCGAAAATGATTTTAACTATGTTTCGTGCAGAACTAGTAAATTAGTTTTAGCTGATGGAACTATGTGCAATTGCGGCAACTTGGTTCAAGATGAGAAGTCTATTAAATTTTACTCGAGTAAAATTGAAGCGATGGATAACTCTAGGATTGAAGATAGTTTCCTTGAAAAATATAATTGTGCATCGTGTGAATATTTAGATCGTTGTGGTATGGGTTGCTTTATGCAACATGATTATAAATTTAGAGAAGAACTTGATGAGTGTGTCTACAAACTTACGCACAGATATATCGACGATGTACGACTACGAAGAAGAGCAAAAGCCTCTATCAGTTGAAGTACCTACGCATATTGAAGTTTCTTTAGATACTGTTCCAACCGCACACCCATATTTGCCTCGTCTTTGTGCTAGACAAGGTTATGTTTTTATGTGGCATACAACGCGCGATAAAGAACCTGATCTATATGAGTTATCACAAAGTGCAAAAAATGAAAAGCAATGGTTTACTACTAAAGATCTAAATGGTATTGAATTAGTCTTAGTATTGCTTCACGAATATGATGATGAAGTGATTATTGGGTGTGTTAAATCTGCAGGTTATTTGGCAAATAAATCTAACGAATATCTACGTGCGCTTTTAAAAGGCGCATGGAAAGATTTAATAGATATATTTGGGCATAAAAAAATCATTTGTCCAAGTAGTTCCTATTTAGAACATGTACATTTATGCGTAAATCAAAAAAGAATACCGCATATGCCTTATCATAAGAAACTCATGATTAAAAATAAGTTTCGTAAAGTGGGTTACTATTGGATTCGAGATGGACTTAATAATAAAACCAACTGAGAAGTGTAATTTCAAATGCACTTTTTGTTCTAGCACTCACATCACAGATGACAAATCTGCTGAATTAGATCTTCAGTACGTATTTGATTTTCTAAAAAGATTCCCAGAAACAAACACAATTATCGTCAATGGCGGTGATCCGTTAATGATGGATCCACAATACTATTGGGATATCATTAAACATTTAGATGATATTGATTCGCATGCAACCATATCATTCACTTCAAATCTTTGGCCGTTTTTAAAAAATCCAAATAAATGGAAAGAATTATTCAATCACCCGCGTATGGGAGTTACTACATCCTTTCAATATGGTGGTGGTAGATTAAAGGGTGACTTATCTGAATTTACAGAAGAAGACTTTTGGAAAGTATCAGATGCAATGCTTGAACATTGCGGATATCGACCAGACTTTATTTCGGTTATAACTGAAGAGAATGCTAAAGACGCTATAAAGAATGTAGAACTTGCTAAGAAAATGGGAGTTGAATGCAAACTTAATTATGCTTTTTCTTCTGGTCCTCCTGTTAAGTTTAAAGGCATTATCATGGGACAAGAAGGTAAACCGTATATGCTTTCCGACATCTATGAGATATACGTAGAGATTTGGAAGCGTGGATTATCTGATTGGGAATTTAATACTAAACAGATGATGAAACGATTAGTCGGTAAAGCAACCTGTTGTCCGCAAAATCGTGATTGCGATTCTGGTATTAGAACCTTACAACCTTCTGGTGATTATTATTCATGTGGTGCTTTTGGTGATGATAGAGAATATTCAATCGACTTTAATAAAGAGATGAATGGTCCTAAAATATTGCCAATTAAGCACATCGTCGAATTACAAACCATGACAGATAGTTGTTATGAATGTCCAATGTTTGAGATTTGTAATGGCTGTAAAAAAACCATTAAAGATCATAAAGCATATAATATAGCAACTACACACTGCAAGAAAATGAAAACACTTGCGCCTGATATTTTAAAGGCTAATGGATTATGATGGAAAAACAAATACTTGATAAAGGCTATTGCTGCATTAGAGATGAAGAAGCTTTTCAGTTTATAGACATTTATTCAGTTAAGTGGTCTGAGCTTGGTGACATACCATTGCAAATGTGTGTACGTACACCAGAAACACAAGTAGCACTATTGCAAACTCAAATGTGGCTTGGTGAGAAATATATTCGGCCAATCTTTGGTGATTATACGTGTAATTATGTAGATCTAGTTAATGGAATGGATGATAATGTATTCGATTGGCATAACGACTATGAAGAGAATAAAGTAAATCTTGGTATCCTATTGTATTTCAGTGATACAGATGAAGAGATCGGAAGCGGCATCGGGTTTAGACGTCCATTCACAACTGAGTCAACAGGATTCTTTTATCCTAAAGCAGGAGATGTGTGTGTAATTAATCACACCACCAATTTTGAACATAGAGTAACTAAACAGAAGATTCCATTACAAAGAATCGTAGCTAGCTTCCATTATTATGTTAACGCTCTCAATTAATCCTTGGTACTATTGCAACTTTGGATGTGAGTTTTGCTACTTAACTAAGGAGCAACTTGCAGACACTAAGCTACTTTCATTAGACGTGTTGAATGAAAGATTGGCTGAGATAAGCGCACAAAATCAGATTCAAATGGTAGATCTTTATGGCGGTGAACTTGGTTTATTACCTAAAGACTATTGGAATGATTTACTCGATTTGCTTCATGCATATCATATCTTTGATATTAATATGATTACTAATCTATCAATGGTGAATGAAATAACGACTGATGAAAGAGTATATGTCTCAGTAAGTTATGACTTCGACGCTAGAGAAGATCATGAACGCGTGTGGAGAAACATGGCTTTATTAGAAAGACCATTCTCCATATTGATGTTAGCTTCCCCCGAACTGATTAAAAAAGATGTTGGTGAAATGGTCACTATGTTGAACAGCTTAAACAACCTTGTATCAGTTGAGATTAAACCGTACAGTACAAATCAAGCAAATCAATTAGATGTAAACTTTATTCAGTTTGAAGAATTCGTCAAAATGTGGGTCATAAATACGGATAAGAAGTTTACTCTAACCAATGAATCTCTCTTACAGTCTGTGATTGATAAGCAGCGCAATAGTTTCTCTGATGACCACGTTTATATAACACCTTCTGGAAAGTATGGAGTTCTTGAGTTTGATTTAAATGATAATGAATTCTTCTTAGAATGCCAAACCCTTGATGAATATACTGAGTGGTGTAAGAAAGAAAAGAACAGAGTAACAAAAAACATATTTTGTTCAAATTGCAATCACTTGGGGCATTGTTTATCAGAGCATTTGAGAGATGTAAAATCAATAGATAACAGTTGTAATGGATTTAAACGCCTGATTGATTGGTATAAGTATGAATTTTAAATTTAATGTGCATGAGTTTTATGATAAAGGTTATACTATTGGATTTGTTCCGAATGAACTAACTAAAAAATGCTTCGATATCATTAATAAAACTGATTGGCTAGATGATGGTTATTATCCAAACTATGCTAAGTGGTCTGTGTTACCAAATTCACAAAACAGTATTGATGATTATTATGAAGAGATAGTTCGTGGTAGAATGTCTTATGGCAGATCTCCTATCGATATAAAAAATCTTGCAAATGAGTTTATTGATTTAGACTTCTTTGAACCAATGAAAGATGTTTTAGTTAAGAAACAACATAAAGAATTTAGATCTATTAGAAATATTAAGCCATATAGTTTTGGTTTATGGAATGGTCAAGAGAATCTACCTTGGCATAATGATTTTAATGACACTACCGATTTTTTCATTCTAGCGTATTTCAATGAATATGAAACATGGGATAAATCTTGGGGTGGTCAAATACATATAGGTAAAAAAGGCGAAGATGATAATATTGTTGAGGTTGGTTTCCACTATCCCATCAGTGCGACCTTCATATGTGTCAATAATAGTAACCCCTTAATGCATCATAAAGTTTCTGCATGTGATCCTATGCGTAATAGATACACATTTGCATTTAGATATGTAATAGACTGATATGCAAGACTGGAAAATTAAACAAGAGCTATATCATCGCATGAATCAAATACATTCTGATGATTTAAATGATAAAGAAATTATGCTTAGCAATGACATCGTAGATAACGCTATTCGCTATTTTAAAGAAACAAATATTGGTTGGATTTATCCAGCAAAGTCATACATGGTAGGAATCTGCTATGCTCGATGGCTATCAGAAGAGTATGGCGGGCATCCTTTGGACTATCTCGAAGATGCAGAATTGTTATATGGTAACGATCCATATTTCGTGCAATATAGCACCGATCCCGCCTCTTATCATAAGATATTAAATAGTATTGGTGGATGGGAATTTGACCAAATTGGAATGGTTCCAGATGTTAAAGAATATTACAAAGCGGAGTTTATGATAGATGCTTAATTTGTGGTCAACTCCGTTTTTAATTAAGAAAAGCGACACTGAAATTCGAGAGCGATTCGTGTCTTATCTTTTACAAGAATACGACCTTTTTAATCCTCCAAGCGATATCAAAGTAAACATACTTGAGGATAAATCAGAAGAAGTTCAAGAATTTGTCTCTAAGGTTATCAAACCGGCTTTTGAAGAGTTTTTAAATTCTAGTTTGAACCTCTCCATTTCTGACTGGAAGGGTTACAGTCTAAATGGTTGGATAACTGGATCTGGTCAAGATTACAGTATGATACACCATAATCATTCTGGTGCACAGATATCTGCAGTTTTTTACCTACTATCTGAGGATGTAGAAAGGGGTGGTAAAATAGTATTCACAGACCCCCGTCAGAACGCCAATAGAGGGTATGATCCTAAATTTTCTAAGTGGTTCAGCCCGTTAGAAATTAAAGCAAAAAGCGGAGATATAGTAGTTTTCCCAAGTTATTTGTATCATTTCGTTACTACATATCAAAGCAATATTCGTATCGCTTTACCTGTAGATTTATTCTTATTCAATAGTTTGTAGACTTTAATTCATATAAATAAAGCCAGAACAACTCTTTTTTTGGATTTTGCCATAAATGTCTCAGTTAGTTAACCTAGTTATAGATCAAGGCTCAGACTTTGTGGCCACATTGGACATTGAAGATTCGATTGGTACTCCAATCAATCTTACGCCCTATACAGTTCGTGGCCAGATTAGAAAAACATATACGTCTTCCTCAGCTGTAGTAATTGGCTGTGCAAAGACTACCAATCAGGGTGAAGTAAAATTGACTTTGACAGCAGTACAAACTAGCGCAATGCGCGACGGTCGTTATGTCTATGATATAGAAATTGTTCATTCAACACTTGGCACAGTTATCCGAGTTGTTGAAGGGCAAGTAACAGTAACACCAAGAGCAACTAGACCTTAAGGATTTGTAGATGTCTACCGCGTTAAGATCAAAGATTAAACTTGACACACCAATTACAGTGCGTACGTTTGCTTTAGGCATTACGTCACTTAATTTATTAGACTTAAATGATATTGATGCTACCGAACTAGAAGACGGTGCAATGATGATATATGATGCTGATACTGCAAAATTTAAATTAACAGCTACGGTTGATCACCCCAGATCAAAGGTTAAAATCATCGGAGGAAAGTACTAAGCCATGGCAACTATTATTAAAATCAAAAACTCGGGTTTAAGTGGGTCGCCAAGCACACTTGCAACCGGTGAGTTAGCATACTCATATTTACAACAACTACCAATTGAAGGCGTCGTAAGTACCACTGGAGGAGATCGTCTCTATATTGGTACAGGTACAGAAACTGCAGGTGAAGCGAATGATATCGTTCATATCGGTGGTAAGTACTTCATGGATATGTTGGACCATGAAAATGGTGTATTAAGCCCAAATTCAGCAATCATAACAGATTCAAATAGTAAAGTTAATCAATTAAATATTGATAACCTTCGATTAGATGGTAATACTTTATCTGTTACAGAAACAAATGCTAACTTAAACCTTGAAGCTAACGGTACTGGTACAATTAGCTTTAATTCTGATGTAGACTTAACTAATATTAACGTTGATACTATATCATCTTCAAGAACTGATGGTAAGATCTTCATTGCACCATCTGGCACTGGCTACTTACAAATAACCAGCACAAATGCTGTACGTGTTCCTGTTGGTAATACTGCATCACGCGATGCATCACCTCTCCAAGGTATGTTCCGCTTTAACACGACAACAAGCGTGTTTGAAGGTTATGACGGCATTGCATGGAATGCTATTGGTTCTCGTTTACAAGATATTGATGGTAACACATATGTTTCTCCAGAAAATTCTCCTGGTGCAAACAATAATCAATTGCGTATGTTTACAGATGGCCTTGAAAGATTAAGAGTAGACAACGACGGTGCATCAAAATTCTCAGCTGACTTAACAGCAGCAACGCCAATTGGTACAAAGATTTTAAACAATAAGATCTCTACATTCGGCGCCGATATCCTTTACTTAGATCCATCAACTGGTGGTTCAAATACTGGTTCTGTTGTTATTGAAGGTAATTTGACAATTAAAGGTACTACAACAACCGTCAATTCTGCATCAGTTCAATCAAATAATCCAACTTTGATTTTAGGTATGCAATCTGATTCTGAAGGTACAGAAACTGCACTTACTGCACCAGATGGTTTAGATAAAGGTATGGAATTTAGATGGCACAATGGATCAGCTGCTAAATCAGGTTTCTTCGGTTATGACACTTCTGCAAATAGATTTACATTTATTGAAGATGCAACTAACACTAGCGATACTTTTTCTGGTACAGCATCAGATGTTCGTTTTGGTAATGCATTATTAACAGAATTATCATTTTCAACATTTGTTGCTGATTCAATCCCTTGGATTAACGTAGATGGCGATACTGGTTTTATCACAGGTGATGATACAAGCATTTACAATGGTGGTGACACAACCGGTCAAATACTACAGATGAATGCATCTGGTTTGCCAGTATTTAAACACATTGACTGTGGTACATATTAATTAAATTATAAGGATATATTATGGCTATTGAAGCGAGTCAAGAATTTGTGAATAAGTTTGTAGAGCGTCAACAAAGAGCAATTGCAGATCTAATGAATAAAGTTATTTTATTAGAAACACAATTAGCAGTTGCTCAAGATCGTTTAGCAATTTTAGAAGCAGACAAAAAAGAAGATACAACTGAAGAAGATTTTAAACCTTCAGAAATTAAAGAATAATAAATGGCAAACGGCACAATAGTTCAACTTCGTAGAAGCAATACACAAGATGCTATACCAGATGGTACAGTATTGTATGAAGGCGAAGTTGCGATTAATACCGTGAATAGAAAGCTTTATACTCGTATTGCTGACGGTGAAGCAGTAGTTGAAGGTATACCGTTTGGTGTATTAGAGTCAAATCAATCTGTGTGGAATCATGCGACAGAAACATCCGTTACGCTAGATTCTTTTGATATTACATTGCACAAGACAGCAAAGTATTTTATTGAGATACAGAGTAGTGGCGGATCAGCAACTGCCTATTATCAAGCGATGGAAGTTATTGTTATCCATAATGGTACTGATGCGTTTGTTACTAGATATGGCGTAATAGACACTAATGGAGAAATAGCTACTGTCACAGCTGATATTACCAGTGGGAATTTAAGGTTGAGACTTACAAGTACTCCTTTAAGTTCTAACACAAATTATGTAGCTAAATTTGTACGCATCATGCAGCAATTATAAATAGAACAATATGGCAACAACTAATAAAGCATTCGTAGTAAAAGACGATCTAATAGTCGATAACTCTATTGGTCGCCAGTTGGTGATCCCACATGGAACGGGTTTCGAAAGACCAGCTTCTCCATTAAAGGGTGCCATACGCTATAGTGATGATTCCGAAGTATGTGAAATATACAACGGTGATGAATGGCAAAACGTTGCACAAGTTGGTGAATCAGTAACGCAATCTGGTGCAGAAGAAATCGCACTAGTTCAATCTATTATTTTTGGATAAGATATGGCATCAGTTAGTAATATTACAAATAAAGTAATAAAAAATTTAGGTAGAACTGAAGAGACACTTGTAACTACGACTAGTGCACAAAAAGCTGCATGCGTAGGATTAAGTCTTGCAAATATTACTAATACAGTTGTTAAAGCTTCAATATTCGTAACAGATGCTAGTTCTATTAAAGGCTATTATATAAAAGATTTAGAAATAGCTCCGCAAAGTAGTGCTAGAATTATTAACGGTGGAGAAAAATTGCTTTTAGCTCCTACTGACTCAGTAAGCATAGTATGTGATACAACCGATGGACTAGATGCTATATTTAGTTTAGTTGTTATAACATACTCATAAAGGTTAATATGACTACTCCATATATCTTAGGTAAATCTGTAGCGGAATTTAATGAACCGTCAACTACTTTTTTATATGCGCTTAGACGTACTGAAGACGGTGATTTGTATCTATTAAAAGTTAATGAAAATGACAAATCAAATGTGAATTTATTTGGTGAAACTATCCCATCTCAATTTGCTGACTATGCATTAGGTGATGATTTTTTTGAAGGTAGGGGCGAAGACCACGTATTAGATTATACAACTACTGATGTTAAATATGAACAATGGAAATTTGTAAATAGCGAACAAACGTATTACATTGATTCTGATGGTTATTTTACATTAGATACTTCTAATTTACAGTTGTCAGAAATAGAAGATATTCAAATTCCAGCTGGTCATCAACAATCATTTACAATATCAGGCGAAAATTATAACGTCAATCTATTTACTAAATTGATTGAAATGGGATGGAATGGATTATCTCAAGTTGCGCTTACAATTAATGGTAATATTGGTTCTACGCATCCTAGAAAAGCAGCATTAACGATTGATAAGCCATTTAAGAACGGGTTGACTATCATAAATAATGGTAATATTATAGGTTGTAATGGTAATTTAGAAAATGATCCAGTTACTAATAGAAATTTTGGTATAGCTATAAGTGTAGAGGTTACTGTTACACAATTTACAAACAATGGACTTGTCAAAGCCGGCGTATTTAATTCACAATATGCTAATACATTCAGAGGTAAAAGTAATATTACTACTTGGATAAACAACGGCACATGGACAGGCTATGACGATTAATAAGCATTTAATTGCAATTCAAAGGAAATAACAAATGGCAGAGTTTAAATTAGGTAGACTTAAATTTGTATGGAAAGGTGCATGGACAGCGTCTGCTACATATGTAAAAGATGACATCGTAAGACATGGTGGAAAATCTTATGTGTGTGTGCAAGGACACGTTGCTGGCGGTACCTTATATTCGGACGATGCCAAATGGCAATTGATGAATGACGGTTTTTCATGGAAAAACGTATACACTGTAGCAACATATTATAAAGTAAATGATATCGTAGCATACGGTGGTTCAACATACATTTGTACAACAGCACATACAGCAGCTGGTGGCGGAATATTAAATCCAAGTTATTGGGATATATTCGCTAAAGGCGTTGAAGTAGAAGAATCTTGGGATTCAGCTGTTGATTACCAAATTGGCGATGTTGTTTCATATGGCGGTTATACTTATTACGCATTAGAAGCAAATGATGACGTTGTACCTACTTCAGATGTTACTGTTTGGAGACCTTTCGTTGAAGGTCTAAATAATCGTGGAAATTGGGTTGCATCAGGTTCTGGTGTATTACCATATAGAACTGGTGATTTAGTTCGCTTTGGTGGTAATCAATATTTAAATATTGCAGACTCTACAACACAAAATCCGTATAATGCTAGTTATTGGGAATTATTTAGTCAAGGTTTTGCTTGGCTAGGAAACTGGACTAGCGGAGTTGCTTATAAATTAAACGAAGCTATTAAGTTTAGCGGATCAACATATATTTGTATTCAAGCACATACTGCTAGCGGAGCAAATGATCCTGGTGCTGATACAGTTAATGCTTATTGGAATACATTAGCTGACGGTGCTGCTGCATCAGTTGTGACTACACAAGGTGATACAGTTTATCGTGATGCTAGTGGCGCTGCACGTCTTCCAATCGGAACATTAGGTGCTTCACACACAGATCATGATGGATCTACTCATCAAATTCAACCAATCTTAGTAGTTAATCCAGCTGGTACAGAACCAGAATGGAGCGATGATGCTCATATTGGCGTAGAAACAATTCACGTTCAAGATCATGTCATTATTGGTGAGACTGCTGGTACTAGTGCTTCAGCTACTGTTTTCATAGGTGAAGATGCACAACTTTATTTAACAGACGATCATCAATCTGTAGGTTATGTTGGTTTGACAGATACAAAGTTCTTAGCTGTATCAGATGTTGATGCATTCGCACAAATGTCGCTAAAGAATATTAATTCCGGTCCTGCAGCATCAACTGATTTAATTTGTTACACCGATGATGGTGATAATGATTCAGGTTGGATGGATATGGGTATCACATCTTCTGGATTTGATATTACGTCTGGTTACGGTATTACTGGTGTTCATGATGGTTATATTTTCTTGAATGCTCCAGTTGGTTCAACTGGTTTTGGTAATTTAGTAATCGCAACTGGCGATAATGGTACTGAAAAAGATATCGTATTCGTTACAGGTGGTTTTGACCCTACGACTAATACAGATGCTGAAAAGATGCGTATCATCGGCGAAAGTCGTAACGGTGCTGTATTTACTGGTGCAATCGTAGATAACATATTAACAATTTCTGCAATTGCAAGTGGAACAATCGTATTCGATGGCACAAAAACAATTACAGGTACTGGTATAGTCAACGGAACAACTATTTCTGCACAACTTACTGGAACTGCTGGTTCAACTGGAACATACACAGTAGATCAAAGACAAACTGTTACATCAACTACAATTACACAACAATTAGAACCAGCAGGTGTTGCGGTTTATATCAATACAGCTTCATACAATCCATTTACTGGTGCATTAAGAGTAGCTGGTGGTCTTGGTGTTGAAGGTAATATCAATTTAAATGGTGAAATCCAAGCTTACGGCGGTGCAATTTATCAAGGTCGTGATGGCGAAATCACAGCTAAACAGCTTACACAAGATGATACAGTATATCCAGGTTATATTGGTTTAACAAATGCTTCTGCAGTGTTTACTGGTCATGCTGATGATTTCGTACAAGTATCTTTAAAGAACTTTAATAGCGGTACAGGTGCTTCAACAGACATGATCGTGTATGCATCCAATGGTGATAATGAATCAGGTTGGATGGATATGGGTATCACCTCTGAAAACTATAATGATGCAACGTTTACTGTTACTGGTCCATCGACTGGTTACATATTCATGTCAGCGCCAGTGGGATCATTATCTTCTGGCAATATGTTGGTTGGTACTGATGAAACTGGAACACAAAATGATATCGTATTCTTCACTAATGGCTTTGATGCTGGTAATGAAAAATTACGTATCATTGGTGAAGCTCGTGCAGGTCACGCAGAAGGTGTAGAGATCTATGCAAATACTGAAGCTACTAGTGTAACTACTGGTGCTTTACGAATTGATGGTGGTGCTGGTATTCAAGGTAACTTGTATGTTGGCGGTAACGTTAATATTACAGGTGCAATTTCTATCGGTGGTGCTGGTTCATCACTAGAAACTTCAACACTTGCAGTTTCAGATCCTATGATTAGAATGGGTACTGGTAACTCAACAGATACAGTCGACTTAGGTTTCTATGGAATCTATAGTTCACAATCAACTACTATCGACGTTGTTGGTGGTATCAATGCATCAACGACTACTATTACTGTAGTAAGCACAGCTGCATTTGGTGATACTGGTCATTTATATATCGGTAGTGAAGAAATAACATACACAGGTAAAACAAGTACAACATTTACTGGATGTACTCGTGGCGTAAATGGTACAACAGCTGCTATTGCAGCAAATGGTACAACGGTTTATGAACCGAACTTTGCTGGTCTTGTGCGCGATGCTTCAGATGGTGCATTTAAATTATTTAGTGGTTTAGATGACCTTGCTCCTTTATCGACCGTACCATTTAGTGGAACTGGATTAGTGTATGCACCATTGTTTACTGGTGCAATAACTTCTGCTGGAATAACTTCTAGCGGAGACATCGCTGTTAATGGCGGAGATATTACAACTACAGCAACTGGTACAGTAACATTATTCAATACAAATGCTACAACAGTAAACGCCTTTGGAGCAGCCACTACAGTTAGTCTTGGTAGTTCTACTGGTACTACAACGATTAATAATAGTTTAACAGTTAATGGTATCACGTCAGTTGAATCGATTGTTGAGGTACTGGATTCTAAGACTGCTGCAACTGGTACAGTAACACACGATTTCGCTGTTACTGACGTATTCTACCATTCTAGCATTAGTGCAAGCTTTACAGCTAATATTACGAACGTACCTACAACCGCTGGAAGAATTATGTCCGTTACATTAGTTCTAGCACAAGGTGGTACTGGATACTTACCTACAGCTGTACAGATCGATGGTGCATCACAAACTATTAGATGGGCGGGTAACACACAACCTACACCTCAAGCAAACAAGACAGACGTTGTTGTATTCACATTGATTAGAACTGGCGCTGGTGCTTGGGTTGTTTTAGGTCAAATGTCTTCATACGGTTAATCCGAAAGGTAGTTTAAATGCCAGCATTCGGATCATCATCTGGAAGTAATAATAATACGGGAAGGGGTGGTTTCCACCCCGGCGTAGGACCACAAGATACATCATCATCAGCTGCATCAGGATCTATAGGCACATCCACAGTTAGCGGTGCTGGAGATACGATAGCGAATACTACATCGAGTAGTGTTTCTGGTCAGCGTGTTACTCTAGATCCATTTCACACTGGTCCTATAACATATTCTGTCTCTGCAGGTTCTCTCCCTCCAGGTTTTTCTTTAAATGCTTCTACCGGAGTAATCAGCGGAACATATACCGTATCAGGTATTAATACAGACGGACAAGTTTATTCATTTACTATTCGAGCTAGTGATAATTCTCCAGGTGCAAAATCAACCTCAGACAGAAGTTATACAGTAACACTATCAGTACCATGGTTATATCGTCAAATCATCACAACATTGTATATGGTTGGTGGGTATAAAGATGCTACTGCATGGTCTAATGGTAATAGATTCCCAAGATCTACTGAAACATGTACTAACTTAGGTAATGGTTGTATTGACAACTATAATTATAAATCTGGTATGTGTAGCGATAATAACGGTTATATATTCGGCGCAGGCGGTGGCCACGCAGTTGATTTAAACGCTACGTCAAAATTTAGTATAAGAACAGAAGTTAAGGCATCAAATCCAGGAGGTCCTGGATTTGCTGCTTCAGATACAGGTACAGCATTTGCACCAGATCGCAATAGATCATATACTACTGGTGACGGTGTAAGTAATATGTTTAGGTTTACTGCATCGACTGAAGCATATGCTACGCTTGGTGGTGGACAAGGCGGACATGCTTGTTCCATTTCTGGAGAAAACAAAGGCATATATTGGGGTGATGCTAATAGATCAATTAACTTCTCTACTGAAGCCCAAGCAACAATTAGTATGGCAGCTGGAGCACATGGTCAACAAAAAGGCTTATCAGCAAAAACTGGATTTGGTTATGGTGGCAATGAAGGTTCATATGCTGGAGGTTTCAACTATAGAAAAACTAATATTACGAATGAAACATATGGTACAATAGCTAAACCATGGGGTAATTGCGGTGAAGAAAACCACGGCATGTCACAAGATCGTGGTTATATGATTGGACAATATGACGATAGTATCGGACAAAACAATAGATGTGGTCGTATAATATATGCAACTGATGCTGGTGCTCAATTAGCAACAACAGTACAAGGCAACGCTGGAGCTTCTTCTGGCCATTGCTTCTGGAGAGATTAATAAATGGCATTTTACGGAACTAAAGGCGGAAATAATAGAAACAGTGGTCGTGGTGGATTCCATCCTGGAGCTATCAATGATACTTCTTTATCTGCACCTGCTGGTTCGCTAGGCACTTCTACTGTAAACGGTGCTGGTGATACTATTGCTAATACTGGTTCTACATCAGTTTCTGGTCAAAGACAAGTATTCGATCCTTGGCACAATGGAATTACATATTCTATCACATCAGGTTCTTTACCCCCAGGTTTTACATTAAACTCATCGACTGGTCAAATTACTGGTGCATATTCTGCATCTGGTGTTAACACTGATGGGTTGGTGTATAACTTTACTGTTCGAGCCAGTGATAACTCACCCGGTGCAAAGACAACATCTGATCGTTCATATAGTGTAACTCTTTCAGTGCCTTGGTTATATCGACAAATTATTACGACTATATACATGGCGGGCGGATATAAAGATTCGACTTTATGGTCTAACGTAAACAGATTCCCAAGATCTACTGAGACATGTACTAACTTAGGTGATGGTTTAATTGATAATTACCATTACAAATCTGGTATGTGCGACGAAAATCGTGGCCACGTTTGGAATGGTAATAGTACTACTACATTCAATATGCGAACAGAATCCAAAGTAAACGGAGTAGGTGCACCTGGTTATGCTTGTACAAATACAGGTACAACATTCGCGCCTGACCGCAATAGATCATTTACAACCGGTGAAGGCGTAGGTAATTGTTTTAGATTTACAGGAAGTACAAATGCATTTTCTACTCTTGGAGGCGGCAATGGCGGACATGCGGCTGGGGTTTCAGGGGAAAACAAAGGTATTTGGTGGTGTGGAACACCTACTAATGCAGGTATAAGTATCAACTTTAGTACAGAAGCACAAGCTACTATAAGTATGTATGGTGGAGCCCATGGCCAACAAAAAGGTATGCCAGCTAAAACTGGATTTGGTTATGGCGGCAACGAAGGTACGTATGCTGGTGGTTTTAATTATAGAAAAATTAACATTACGAATGAAACATATAGTACAACGCCTAAAATGTGGGGTAACTGTGGTGAAGAAAATTACGGCATGTCACAAGATCGTGGTTACATGTTAGGCCAATATGATGATTCTGCTGGAGTTGGTCAAAATAATAGATGTGGTAGACACATTTATGCAACAGACAGCGGAGCACAATTAAGCACTACTGTACAAGGACATGGTGGAGCTTCCTCAGGACATTGTTTCTGGAGAGATTAATAAATAGTAATAGCTAAATAATTTTTTTGTTAAAGGTAAAAAATGACTGATATCGTAGAGTATGGAAAATACAAGTATGAAAATCACTTTCCTAAAAAGAAGATTTCAACTGATGTTTCTTTGATCCCTAAAAAATCCCAAGAATTAATAGAGTTTTCATATAACAACTATTGGAGTACTCCAAAGTTTAAGTTAAAGTGGTTTGTGGGTCAAGCCGAACATACCCCATTCCATATCATCCGTCAATATCTTCTTGAACTTCGTGCACGTGAAGACTCTTTAGAGTTACAAGAATATGAGTTGAAAAAGATCGAGATTGAATTAAAGATGGCAATCAGAGATCGCGATGAGGCAACTGATGAATTAGTTAGAGAAATGCTAGATTTAGAAGTAAATAAAAAAACTAATGGTGTTGCTTCAACTCGCACTAGAGTCAAAGATCTTTATATTGAAAGGCAATTCTTCTTAGAACTAGTCGAAGAATTTTTAAACGGTCCACACGGCAAAACCCCAGATGGTAGGCCATTGACCGCTGTGTTAGGCACCGAAGAAGAAGAGTTATACGAAAAAGAATATTGGACAGTTCGTTTAGCACGTCAAGCAGCTATGGATTTGTGTGCTTATGGTCGTATCGGCTCTGGCAACTTAGATGCTATCATGCAACTTGGGGCCGAACAAAGAGAAGAAACTCTTGCTCTTGCACATACAGTTAACTTAGCTGTAGAACAACAACAAACTACATTGCGTCAAGAGGCTGCGAAGTCTTTACAACTTACTAATGATGGCAAGATGCAATATATTGGTTCATTGAATCCAGAACTTATTAATAATGCAATTAATGCAGACTTAGAACTTATGAAAGCTGCAAGTGCTAAATTAAATTTAGATAATAAAAATTCAAATGAGCCTCCTCCTCCAACTTTGCCAAAAGAATTCAATGAAATTTATAACGTTTGAGAAAAGTGAATATGAAATAGGTCTATTGAGACAATTCAAACATAGACCTTTAACTAGTTTTTGGACATATGATGTGTATCAAATTGAAGAAGATACACATCTTTTTCCAAAAGAATTACAAGATATTTTAGTTGTAATCCCTGAAAATATTGCTAGAGCTTCTATCTTTTCACACATAGATTTGAATCAACGTAATACTATGAATGTGAAGGTAGAACAGTTTGCATTCGAATGGGTAAAAGATTCTCTTGATATACCAAAAAGTAAGAAGTTAAATCCAAGAGACAAATTCACTTATACTATAACAGAACAAGACGAAAAAGATTCTGTTGAATTTATTAAAACTGTATTATTGGATTATTTGCAAAAGCATTACAATTCTCTTTCTGACGGCAACAAAATAAGATATAATAAAAAGATTAATGGCATTAAAACTGCCATACAAGAATGTAAAACTAATTATGATTGTCATGTAATAATGCACAATCATTTTAATTATCCGCTATTAGTAGTAAAAGATAAACTTGGAACTTCTTTACCTGGTGCTAGATGGAATTTATCAACACCGTCTAAGAAAACTGAAGTTTCGCATTTCACTCCAGAAATGCTTGATACTGGACCTACTATAGATAATATTAGTCCAACAGTATTTGAACTAAAATGGGAAATTGGTGAACCAGTATTAGTTAATCTGTAGCAATATATAATTTTATAGGATGAGTATAGTGACTCCCAAAAAAATCTTCAGTATTCCAATCAATCCTAAACTTTCACAAGAAGAGTTTACGGCATTTTATCATTGGCTAGATCAGTACAAAGACTGGATTGCTGATGTGTACTTTACATCTAGAATAAACCCGTTCAATCAAGATGCGATGGGCGACGTCATCATGTTTAATCAAGATAAGGTTAACCTTATCGAGACAGCATTAAACATTCAAAAATATCTTGGAATTAAAGCATCTGCAACCTTTAATAATATCCAAGTAGCTCCAACGCAAACAAATTTAGATACTTTTATTGTCAACTTTAAACCGTTGTACGATGCAGGTATTCGTGTTGCAACTATCCCGCATACACATTGGATGGCTACTGGCCAAATTAAAGCTGCATTCCCAGAGTTATTTGTTAAAAATACCATACTAAGAAACGTAAGAAGACCTGCTGAAGTAGTAGCACTAGCCAAAGAAGGTTTTGATTATATTAACTTAGATCGTGATCTAATGCGTGATAGAGATGCTTTAGTTAGACTACAAGAAGCTAAGAAGTGGATTAAAGTAAACTTAGGTAAAGACATTCAATATAGTCTATTGGCTAATGAAGGTTGCTTAGGTGAGTGCCATATGATGGATGAACACTTTGAATATAATAATACTCGTGGAGAAAAAGATCCATCTTACTTTAATTCTCCAATAAGTCGTATAAGTTGCCCAAAATGGGACGTTGAAGATCCAGCAGTTTATTTAAAGACCGCGAACTTTGCTCCGTGGAAAGCAGATTGGGATGAATACTTAGATTTGGGTATTGATGTGTTTAAGATGCATGGAAGAGAAAGCATTGCCAGGTTGGGTGAGACCATGCGTAAAGTAGAAAGATACGTAGCAAATGAAGAAATATTAGATGATAATTTTGAAGACTTTATTAATAAGGCTCAACTTACTGGTAAACCTATTAATATTTGGCGCGATAAGATTAAAAATTGCAAATTTGATTGTTGGGAATGTCAATACTGCGATAAGATTGAAGAGAAAAAAGACGAGTATGATTATACGTCTCTAACTAAACACGTCGTAGATTCTATTGCAAAGAGTGGTATTCCAAAGGTTAACATTAATATCAGTGGCTTAACTAGTTCGCGGGTTCAAACATTATTAAATGCACTAGCTTCAAAGTGTGGTTCCTATCTAGAGGTTGGATCTTATTTGGGTGCAACTGCAGCTGCAGTACTATATAAGAACCCCATTAAAGCATATTTTATTGATAGATGGGAACAACAAATTCAACCTGCTAATGATAACTTTCAAACGGAAGCTAATGATTATGACACCTTTCTTTTGAATATTACCCCGTATGTAGATAAATCTGATGTAAAGATCTTTAGAGAAGACATGTTGAATGTTAACTTGAATGAAATAGATTCTAAAGTTGATATGTTCATGTATGATGGTCCACATGATGCTAAATCTACGAGTGATGCAATTAAATACTATTGGCCAGTCTTAGCTAATGAAGCTATCTTAATTTTTGATGATGCAAATTGGGAGACAGTTATTCAAGGAGTTAGAGACGGATTGAATGAAGTCGATGCTAAAGTAATCTATGAAAAGATGATATTGAATTCTGAAGAGAATCCACGAGAATGGTGGAATGGTTTATATATTTTGGTGATTAAAAAATGATTAAGAAGATAAAAAATATTGTTATATTTGGTGGAGGAACAAGCGGTTGGTTAACAGCAGCTTATATGACAAACCGTTTAAACTTTCCATGTAATATCACATTGATAGAAAGTAAATCACTTGGACCTATTGGAGTTGGTGAAGGTACACAACCATTTACTTCTAGATTTTTACATGATGCGGGTTTAGAACCAAAGCAGTGGATGAAACCAGCGCAAGCTGCATTTAAATACGGCGTATTATTATCTGGTTGGAATAAAGAACCATACTTTGTAGATAATGATTTCGTTGAAAACCATATCATGGGTCCAAACTTATATGCACACGACTATTTTATTCATAAAACAAATGAAGAGTGGGTAAAATGGCAACCGGCTTATAGATTAGCTATGGCAAATAAAAGCCCTAAGCTTGGTGGTTATGATCATTCCATGTCTCTTCGAGACTTTAAAGACTGGGGTGCGGTGCACTTTTCAGCATTTGATATATTAGATACTATCCACGATTTAATTAAAGATCGAATTACACATTTCGACACTAAGATTACAGAGATAAAATCTAATGATGAAGGTATCGAATACTTATTAGATGAACAAGGTAGAAAACATACAGCCGATCTTTTTATTGATTGCACGGGCTTTGAAGCCAAGTTAATCAATAAAGAATTAAAAGTGCCTTTTATTGATATCTCTAGTATTCTTCCATGCGATAGTGCAGTTGCTATGCCTACACAATTTAAAAATCCGCAAGAAGAATGCCATCCATATACTAAAGCAACCACTATGACGGCTGGTTGGAGATGGACAATCCCAACATTCAAACAGATTGGCAATGGTTATGTGTATTCATCTAAACATATTTCAGCTGAAGATGCTGAAAAAGAACTAAGAGATTCTATCGGCGAATATGATGCTAAAGCTCGTCATTTAAAAATGAGATGCGGAGCTTCTGAGAAGGTAGCACATAAGAATGTTATTGCAGTTGGATTATCTGCTGGGTTTGTAGAGCCTTTAGAAGCAACTGGTATTACATTCACTACTAAGATCGTTGAAGCACTAACTAATGGGTTAAACCATCATAGCGGTATTTGGAATGATAATCTAATGAATGCATTTAATGCTGCATACATTAATATGGTAGTTGAAATCATTGCGTTTGTTTGGGCTCACTATCATTATAGTGACAGGGATGATACTCCTTTCTGGCAAGAAATCAGAAACCAAAAAATAGAAGATGCGCCGCAGTATATCCAAGAAATGTTTAATCACTTCTATCCTACACTACATCGTAGATTTTATATAGACGATAAGACCTCTGGTTTCCATAGTGGTCATTGGTTTAGTATGTTACATGCCAATAGAGTGTATGATAACATTGAAAAACCTAAACTATCAGAAGAAGAGATGAAGTATGCTGAATACTATATTAAGTCAAAAACTGATGAGATAGATAATGCTATAGAATATTTCCCAAATCATTATGAATTTTTGAAGGATTGGTATGAGAGAACCAGTAACGCTATTTAGAGCTGACTTATTTAGTTATGCAAACATAGGTACACCAGAGCAGAGGCAAGAGTTAATCGACAGATTGTTAGCTCTTAAAGCTTCTGGTGCTAGGGATATTAATGAATTAACTAATAACGAAGGTTGTTGGAGATATTCTTTTCCAGTGACAGATTGTGAATGGTTAAATAACGCATTAAGCGTTATAATGAATGACGCATTTACATATTATGCAAATCAACCCGGTAGTAGAATCAGAACACCAACTGAAGAAAACAAAATAAAACTTGGGAGTTGGTGTAATATTAATGAGAAATATGCTAGGAATGTTTATCATGCACACAAAAGTTCTATATTCTCATGTGTATATTATTTACAGGCCACAGACACTGGTAGATTAATCCTTACCAATCCTGCTAATGTATTAAATGATTGTAGTGATTTTGCTCCGTACACTAGAGACTTTTTCTTTCTCCCCAAAGATGGTGATTTAATCCTTTGGCCTTCATGGATTCCGCATGAAGTAGAACCCAATATGTCAGATAGACAACGAATTAATATAGTATTTGATATTGATGTGCCTTTCATATATGAACCAAAGTGAGATATTATTTCCTGTTGAAATATTTTTTGGAAAAATAACATTAGATGATCGTATAATATACGATTTTAAAAAATGGTTAGAGATCCAAAAGCTATTAGAAGACGATATCAGCGCTATAAGCACAACAATGAATGGCTGGCAGTATGCATTCAAACAACACGATATTCAACCAGAATGGCATAAAAATATAGTATCACAAATTGATACTGACTTCTATATAAAAGAAAAAAGTAGTTGGGTGGTTGACTATGATGTCGGTGGATATCAAGATCCGCATATTCATAAAAGTAGTAAAGGCACTACTATAATTAATATTGTTGGCAGCGGGGATTTATTATTATATGATACTCGACCAACTGGTGGATTTGAAGTAAAGACTTTAAATCCTGGGGATTGGATATATATTCCAGGTTGGTTGATGCATTCTAGTCGACCATGCAAAGAAAAACGAAGTATATTAGTGATTGATTATAAAAAATGAAGATTGAATTTTTTTCTAGTATTGAAGGTGTTGCAGAATCTACTCCTATTTTAGAAGCTAAAGATTTCCAACAGGCGTGGTTTTCAGAATCTCGTGATGATTATATTAAGCGTTTAAATGAAGCCAATGGTGGAACTATTGCTCATGCATATAGATGTCCAGGTATATTTGATTTATATAAAAATGGATTTTTCCTAACAGCATGGTGTGACATAATAATTGAAACTAATGGAGATCCAAATTATTATAAATGGACTTTGCCTAATGCTACTCTTGCAGAATTATTAGATAAGGCTGAAGATGCTCCTATCGTACAAGATCATTCTTTTAATGGAGTAGCTAAACATATACCTATTCCTCCAAATACATTACGATCTATCATAAAAATTAATACACCTTGGCATATAATTGCTCCTAAAGGTGTTAAATTTATGATGCTTCCAATTCCATATTCTGATGACTTTACATTTACACAATCTACAGGAATATTAGATCCATCAATATCAGACAATATTAATATACAACTTTATTGGCATAAATTAAATGGTTCACATATTATAAAAGCTGGTACACCTTTAGCATATCTAATACCAATAACAGAGAAAAAATATAAATTTATCTGCAGAGATAAAAATGCTTATGATGATTTGTGGTTGAAGAAAAAGAAGTTTTTATGGAATTTCACATTTACACTTAAGCGCTCTCAAATAAAACAAAGTTATGTGAAGCATAATGAATCGAAGTGCCCTTTTCATAGGTGGTTTAAATAATGACAATTTATCAAACATTAATCGCATGTTTTATAACGTGCGTTTTACTTTTTATAGTTTATAGACACACTGGGTTTATAGCTATAAAAGACTGCTATGCGATGTGGTTCACTAGAAAGTATTGGACCAATTATAACATAGTAGAGGCTCTTAGTTGGGCCACAAAGGCGATCATCATCGTCCCAGGTTTAATCTTTGGGATTCAAATTTGGTGGTTATATTTCTTAACGTTATTGACAAGTCTTACATTGATTTGGGCAAGCAATAAGAAACTATTACCTACCTTAGTTGCATTCAATAGTCTTTGGACTTGGATTAGCGTGATGGTCATTGTTAAAAACTTAGTTTAAGAGGTGAATTATGGACTTCGTCCTAAATGTTCTATTAAAGAACATATCATACCTCTGGATGATATTCTTCATCATGATCACTGCTGGACTAGCAAAAGAGCATCAACTCTTCGCCCCAGCTTTCGCATATGTAAGAAACACATTCAGAAGTAATAAGTTTGTTGTTGTACTCTTGAGCGCGATTGGTGGTGTATTACCAATTGAAGGTAGAGTTACTGTGTCTGCAGGTTTGCTTGATACAGTAGCACCTAAAGATGGACCTGGCCGACAAAAATTAGGCATCGTTGATTATCTAGCGACGCATCACTATTATTTGTGGTCTCCGATAGAAAAGACAGTTATCTTGCCTATCGCAGCATTTGGTTTGTCTTATACAGCATGGTTAGGCCTTATCGCGCCTCTATTGGTTGTTAGTTTGGCATTCATTACTTGGTATATTTGGTATCAAGTACACGAAGATCAAATTGCAATCGCCCCAGGAAATTTTAAATTATCAGCCGTCTTACGCAATGTTATTCCTATGTTTATAGCCATTGGCTTTTACATTTATAACTCTGAATGGATGATTGGTTGTTTTGGTTTCTTGACTTTATATTATATGTTAATTACCCAAGAATGGAACTTTAAGAAGTTATTAAATTATATTCGATGGGACGTGTTATTAGTAGTTGGCGCAGTTATCATATTAGGTAACTATATGAAATCTCATGGCGGCGATTTTGAAGCACTAATAAAAGGAAGTGGATTAGATCCTACAACTTTTGTTGGTATGCTGATGATTAGCGCTATTGGTTTTATAGCCAGTTTTTTAATGGGTAGTAGTGGCAAGTTTGTAGCAATAGCTGTATTAATGGCTCAAGTTTTTGGAATTGAGTATTTCTTATGGTTCTTTGCAGTAGACTTTACAGCATACCTATTAAGTCCAACTCATAAATGCGTAATGGTAGGTCATAAGTATTTTGATACACCATTAACGACATATTATAAAGCATTAGGCACATGGGGTGGTTTACTTTTAGTAACTGCTGGAGTAATCACGTTCGTGTTATAAAAAATAGAGTGTTACAGAGGGGTTGATTCGACAACCCCTCTTATCAAACAACAGGGGAATAAATGAAAAAGATAATTTTCATGGCTACTATAGCCATTTTTGGTCATGCGCATGCGAAAGATGAAATAACTACATTAAATCCAGTAACAGTAACAGCAACAGGCTATACAAATTATCAGGTCCAACGACAAGAAAGACCAGATGTTTATAATCAATCAGCACATATCCAAGAAACTGCACCTGGATTGAAGAGTCCATATATTGGTGCATTTACTGGAAATCAAGTATCGCAAACTATCGACGGCATTAAATTTAGTAATAGTTTATTCCGCACCGGTCCAAATCAATATTATAGTTGGATTCCAGATTCTTTTGTACAAGAAATATCTGTATCAGATGGCGGCAATATAGGTGGTACTATCAATCGTAAGTTAGGGATTGCTCCTACACACCTTGGAGCGTCATATAATAGTTCTTTAGGGTTTACTGAAACTGCTTCTTATAAAGAAGGTAAGTTTGGTTTTGCTTTAAGTAATATAGATTTTGGCAACGTGAAAACTGCTGATGGTAGAATTCCAAACTCTTCATATAACCAACAAGCCGCTATGTTTCAAGCAGATTGGTCAGATACTCAAAAGACTACATTTATGATGACACATAGTGGTGATCTAAATCGTACTGATAAATGGAATGGTGGTATTCGTTCTACTGGAATTCAAGCTCCTGCGGTATATACTTGGGACTTACAGCAATATACGTTATTAAAGCACCAAGCTACATATGATAATTTTAATCTTGCAGCAGCATATCAAAAATATGAAGAAAAGATTACTGATGGTACAAAACCAATTCATTCAAATGTTGATTCATATTCGATTAATGGTGAATACTTCTTAAAAAATGGATTCAGTTTATATTCTACAAACAATGTAGAACAAATCATGTATGATAACGGTGTTGCTGTTAGTTCTTCAAATCCTATTAAGGTTGATAAGGATACTTGGGGAACGTATAAACAAGGCGTTCGTTGGTATGGTGATGTTGGACCGTTAGATGTTATTGCTTCAGTTGGTTACAAAGAGGTTAAAGCAGGAAATACTCGCTTTGATAATCCAGAAGGTTCATTGATTGTTGGTAAGAACGGATATTTTGCATCGTATGATAGAAGTACTAATACTCCTTCTTATTTTAGTTTAAGACAATCAATTACTTCAGGCAGAGGTGAACAGTTAGCTAATTCTGGTTTAAAGGAAGAATACGCTGATACATTTCGTTTAGGTTATAAAACAAATGGGTTATACTTTGATGTTTATAAAAAGCATCTAAGTGATGCCATTCAAACTAGGACTGTTAGCACAAGTCCTTATGTGTATCAACCATATAACGGCGGAACCATAGATGTATATGGTAGCACATTTGGTTATAAAAATAAATCTGTCATGAATAGTAAGTGGGGAATTGATACAAGATTAGAATATGCTTATGGTGAAAGTAATCCTCCAACAGGGGTAACACAGCCGACAAACAAGACAACACCGTTTATGGCTTATGCCAAAATAAATTATGATAAAACTTGGATTGAGTATATGGGGCAATCAAAACAAAATCGATTGTCAACTGATGACTTAGCTGATGTTCGCGTATATGGCAATAATGGTGGTTATAATATATTCAATATTGGCTACACTGATAATTATAAGCAATTTCAATATACTGCTGCTTTAGTAAATATATTTGATGATGATGGCAGAGTTTTGGGTTCTTCTGTTGATGTGTCAAAAAGAGGTGTATTTGTTTCTGGCAAATATAGCTTTTAATAGCATTTAATATTTAATAAAGGCCTCGAAAGAGGCCTTTTCAGTATCCATACTTTTATAAATAGATTAGTCTAATAAGGAAAATTACTATGGATCAACTTGTAGAACAACTGCGCAAGGTCTTAACTTCTAATTTTGCGTTATATTTAAAAACCCATATGTTCCATTGGAATGTAGAGGGAGAAAACTTTTCAGAATATCATGACTTCTTTGCTGGCGTTTACACAGACTTATTTGCACAATCAGATGTATTAGCTGAATTCATTCGCCAATTGGGTGAAAAAGCACCTGGATCTTTAACAGTGTATGCAGTGCAAAGCTTAATCAAAGATGAAGAAGATTTCCCAGATGCTATGACAATGTTTGAAAAACTTCAAGCAGATACTCAAGCCATGATATCTTTATACCAAGGTTTATATGATATTGCTGAAAGCGCACGTGAACATCAAATTTCAAATTATGCAGCAGAACGTTTAGCTGCACATAAAAAAACCGCATGGATGGTTCGTTCCATCCTAAAAAAATAAGAGAAATTAAATGGCAACCCCAACCAATAGAGCAGAATTAAAAGAATATTGCCTTAGAGCATTGGGTCAGCCAGTGCTTGAAATCAATATTGACGAAGATCAGTTAGATGATCGTATTGATGAAGCACTTCAAAAATATTATGATTACCATTATGACGCACAACGAAGAGTTTATATTCCACACCAAGTTAGTGAAATTGATATAGCTAATGGATATATGACTCTTAGCGATGACGTAGTATCAGTTACTCGTATATTACCATTGACTTCTGCATGGTCAGGCATGAATATGTTTAATATGAAATATCAAATGTATCTAAATGACTTTTATGCATTATATAGAGCAGACTCAATGCAATACTTTGTTGAGATGCAACAGTATCTTTCAACACTAGATGCTTTATTGAATGGTGTTCAAACAGTACAATATCAAAGACACGGAAATAGATTATATATTGAAACTAAGTGGAGTGAGAAGATTCAAGCTGGACAATATATCATGGTTGAAGCATACGGAAGAGTAATAAGCGATGAGATTTGGAATGATTTTTGGTTAAAAAGATATTCTACTGCATTAATACAATTTCAGTGGGGTGCAAACTTAGCTAAGTTCGATGGTATGCAATTACCTGGTGGCGTTACAATTAATGCCCGTCAATATATCGATGATGCTGAGAATGATATTAGACTATTAGAAGAAGAACTACGTAATACACACGAGTTACCTGTTGACTTTTTCTGTGGATAATTAAATGCCAACCAATGTCTACTTTAATCCGGGGGTCATGTCAGAGCAAAGGCTCTATGAGGACATGATCGAAGAGTCTCTAAGAATTTACGGACAAGACATCTATTATATTCCTAGAAATCTTAAAAACTTAGATAACGTAATGAATGATGCTATAGCATCTGAATTCAATCAAGCTTACTTCATTGAAATGTATATCGACGAAGGTGGATATACCGGTGAAGGCACTATCATGTCTAAGTTCGGTTTAGAAATACGAGATCAAGCGACATTCGTTGTATCACGTAGAAGATGGGAAAACTTTATTGGTCGAGAAAATACTACCATGATCGGTGGTCGTCCGAATGAAGGAGATTTATTATACATCCCGCTTTCTGGCACGTTTATGGAAATCAAATTCGTTGAACACGAAGCTGCGTTCTATCAATTAGCCAACATTTTCGTATATGAATTGCATTGCGAAACATTCGAATATTCTGGAGAGAAGTTCAATACTGGTTATGATATTATTGATGGTATTGAAAATGTATATGCAGCATCTCAAACATTAAACTTGGGTTCTGGTAATAGTATACCATTTATTCAAAATGAAGAGGTACAACAGTTCTTAGGATATGACACTGATAATAAACCAATCTTTGTATATGGAAACTTAGCTTCTGTTGATTTTGCTGGTGGTGTGGCTGCAGCTATTACAGTAAATCAAATAAGATCTACTGATAAAAAACCAAGATACTTCCAAGAATCTGGTATTGGTGATGCAGCTGTTGAGAGAAGATTGATTGGTATGACATCTGGTGCTACATTTTTAATTACTACCGCCGGTAGTAGTCTTGAATTGCCGAATGATCCAAATGCACAGAATGAAGATTTTGAAAATTTTGGAGATACGATACTTGATTTCTCAGAAACAAATCCATTTGGAGAACCAGGTGGAACATATGAACAACTTACATTATCGAATTATGAACCTTCAGCAATTTCACTAGATAACAACATCTTACGATTTGACGAAAATACTGCAACGTGGGATGCAAGATAACAGAATTTAATAGGAAAAATCATGGCAAAACAAATACTTAACGTAGGCACAAATAATAATGATAAAACCGGCGATACACTTCGTGCTGGTGGATTAAAGATAAAAGCCAATTTCGATGAAATTTATGCAGCTTTAGCATCTAATGGTGTCAATATCTCAGGTGGTAATGTATTAAAAACTGGTGATTATCAAGACTTATCTAATAAACCTGTTTTTGCCACTGTAGCGACAACCGGAGATTTCTATGATTTAACTGATAGACCAGATCTTGGTATCTTCGTTGGTGCACCCGCAAATGATATGGGTTCAGATGGCCACGTAGCTGGCAATATGGCTTTTGATAATAATTTTCTTTATGTTTGTAAAGATGATTATGTACAACAAGATCAATTTACTGGATTTGCCGGTGTAACAGATACCGCAGGAACTGTTGTTTATACTTTAGTTGCTGCTAGTGCTTCAACTGGTACTACAGTAACACTTATTAAAAACCTTAGTTTACATATTCCACAAGTTGGATGGGAAATTAGTAATGGAACAATTACTCGTAGTATAACTGCTGTAAATTTATCTGGAGATAATATTATATTAACTTTAGATGGAGCATTTCCAGCATCGTCGAGTGCTGCGTATAGCATAATCTATAATGTAGATGCGGGTCAACACGCGCTTCTCGTTAATTGGAATGCAACTACATACCAAGATTTAATGGATCAATATGTTGTTGATGAAAAACCAGCAAAATTGTTTATTAGTGCTGATGGATATGGACGAGTTGTCAACGACCTAATATTAAATTCAACTACTCAAAAATTATATATTGTCTATACAGCTGGTAGTGCAATTGGTGCATTTACTGGATTGACTTTTAGATTTAATCAACCGTCAATTTGGGAATCAATTCCATGGACAACTGTATACGGTGAAGGTGCAAGTGGCGGTGGTTCTACTGGTGATTGGACTTGGCCTACAGAAGGTGGCGGAACACAAGCATTACTTGGCGGTGAATCTGGTTCTTATATTGATGGTCAATCTCCAGGCGGTTTGTTGATTCACAACGATAATATTGTTACGTTGCAAGCCGGTGACAAAGGTTTATCTTACGATGATACTGGTGTTTTACAATTTCAAGAAGGTAGTACTATAGGTGAAACACCTACTACGTTAGTTCTAACTCCTCCAACAGCACTGACTGGTCAAGGTTTAGTTATTAGAACTACTGTAGGTGGTGGTTTATCTACTATTGATACATTTACTCCTGGTTCACCCGTGACAATAACATTTACTGATAATGGATCGCATCTCAGTACGGGTGGATATGTAGACGACTCAGAAAGCAATACTTGGGCTTATACAATTACAGGAATTTCTGAAGCAGATTTAGGTAGTCCACTAACCGGATCATTCTTAGCAGAAGATTGGAATATTAATCAAAACGTTATAACTTTCAATATTCCTGCTGAGAGTGAAGGTACTGGATTTACAATCACACTAGATAAAATAATTACTGATCCTCCTTATTATCTTGAAGGTATTACTGGTATAAATGAAGATGGTCGCATTTACCTCGAGGTTGGTGAGGTTACAACTACTGAAGTAAGTCACGTACACTTAACTACTGCTGATCCAACCACGGTTGATTTATATCTAGGCGACGATAATCAATATGTTAAGATTGAAAAAGATGGAGGCGATGTTGTTATTGGTACTGACACAAATACTCATCGTTGGAGATTTGATACCAATGGTGCATTAACATTCCCAGATGCATCTGTACAAACTACTGGTATACCTCAAGGTCAACAGTTATTTTTAATGGATGGGACTAATACTGTCGGCACTCACCTTAGCGATGTAAATTTCAGCCTATTATTGGCAACTCCAGCTGTAGGGTATATGGGAAATGATACACACATAATAACACTTGCAGATGGAGCTCCAGGTCAAAGATTAGTCGTTGTAAATAACGCTTCATTGTGTAATCTTGAAATTATACCACACACTGTTCTAGCCGGAGGTAGAGCAGAGTTTGTATACACTAGCGGCACCTTTGGTGATGGTTGGACCCCATTATATGGTACAGCAATCTAATGTTCGGTCAATACTTTTATAATCAACATCTGCGTAAGAGCGTAGCTATCTTTGGTACGCTTTTCAACAATATTACGACTGTTAAGCGTGATCAGATGGGTAATGTGTTAAGCACTGTTAAAGTACCATTAGCATATGGTCCAAAACAAAAGTTCTTAGCACGTCTAAAGGAAGAACCGGATCTATTGGCTCCTGAAGTTGCTCTTCGTTTACCGCGTATGTCGTTTGAAATAACTTCTGTTGCATATGATACTGCTGCTAAAGTTAACAGGAATATAAAGTTACAAACTCCTTCTATTCACGGCGTTAATACAATTTACACAGCTGCGCCTTATAATTTATCAGTACAGTTAAACATTATTGGCAAAACGCAAGATGAGGTTTTGCAAATTACTGAACAGATTTTACCATATTTTAATCCAGAATATATAGTTACAGTAAGAGAAATACCAGAGATTGATTTAGTTAGAGATGTACCTATTACTCTACAATCTGTAACTATGAGTGATGATTACGAAGGTGAGTTTGAACAACGTAGATCATTAATTTACACATTAGATTTTAATATGAAAATTGCGTTTTATGGGCCAATACAAAAAGATATTGGTGTTATTAAAGACTCTACTGTTAATATTAGAAATAAAACTACTATGAAAAAGATATCTACTATAAACGATCAAGTTTCTCCATTGAATGTTGGACCTAGTGATCCACATACTATTGTTGAAACAATTATTAATTATGACCAAGACTTCGGTTTTGTCGACAGTGAGTGAACAATATGAAAAGTATAGATACTAATGAAAGCAAAAAAGAGAAGATAGTAAAAGCCCTTAGTAAGAATATGCCGATATCGGCACCATTGGAATCTTCGCCACCAGTCGACGACCTGCAGGTTGACTATGATGTGTCGAGAGAGACATATAAAGAGCTTATTGATAAGGGTAACGTAGCTATCGATCTTATGATGGAACTTGCAAAAGATTCGCAACATCCTCGCGCTTTCGAAGTATTAGCAGGTTTATTAAAAACACAAGCTGATAATACTGATAAGCTTGCTGATCTCCAGAAAAAGCTTCAAAACCTTCGCAATGGGCCGAAGGCTAAATCTACTCCCGAACAAATAACCAATAATAATGTATTTGTAGGATCTACAACAGACCTACAACGTTTTATTCTTGATCAACAAAAGAATAATAATGCCGTGATCGATGTCAACACTAACACACTTAACCAATAACGAGTACGGATATCTAGGGAATCCTCTCGTTAAGCGGGATGGTGTTCAACAAACTTTTTCCCAAGACGAACTACAAGAATACATTCGCTGTATGAATGATGCTTCGTACTTTGCAAATAAGTACATTAAGATCATTAACCTTGATGAAGGTTTAGTTCCGTTTAGTCTATATCCATATCAGCAAAAAATGTTTGAGCATTTTAATGACAATCGTTTTTCTGTTGTATTGGCATGTCGACAATCTGGCAAATCTATTTCATCTGTCGTATATCTTCTTTGGTATGCGATATTTAAACCAGAACAAACAATTGCCATTTTAGCAAATAAAGGTTCTACATCGCAAGAAATGCTAGGACGTGTTACACTTGCATTAGAAAATTTACCTTTCTTCTTGCAACCTGGTTGTAAAACGCTAAATAAAAAATCTATAGAGTTCTCAAATAACTCTAGAATTGTTGCAGCTGCAACATCTGGTAACTCTATTCGTGGTATGTCAGTCAATCTACTGTTCCTTGATGAGTTCGCGTTTGTTGAGAATGATGGTACATTCTATACATCTACATATCCTGTAATTACTTCGGGTAAAACTACTCGCGTTATTATTACATCAACTGCTAATGGTTTGGGAAATACTTTCCATAAATTATGGGAAGGTGCAGTACAAGGCACAAATGATTTTAAATCGTTTAGAGTTGATTGGTGGGATGTTCCTGGAAGAGATGATGAATGGAAACGTCAGACTGTTGCTAATACCTCTGAGCTTCAATTTGACCAAGAGTTTGGGAATAATTTCCATGGTACAGGCAACACACTAATCAATGCTAATGCTTTATTGTCTTTAAAATCTAAAGAACCTTTATATTCGATGAATAGCGTTAACGTGTATGAAGTTCCAGTGAAAAAAGACAAAGAAGATGCAGAATCTAAAGATCATAATTATATTGTACTAGTAGATGTAGCAAAAGGCAGAGGACAAGATTATTCAACATTTAATATTATAGATGTAAGCACTAATCCATTCAGACAAGTTTGTACGTATAGAGATAACAATATTTCCCCACTATTGTTTCCAGATGTGATTTATAAATATGCTAACATGTATAATAAAGCATTAGTTGTTATAGAAAACAATGATGCTGGTCAAGTAGTATGTAATGGTTTATTTTATGATTTAGAATATGAGAACACATATACTTCTAATGGTGTTAAAGCTGATGCCATCGGTGTTTATATGGATAAAAGAACTAAGAAAATTGGTTGTTCACATATTAAAGATTTGGTTGAGCAGAAAAAGATAGAGATTGTTGATGCAGAAACCATAGTTGAGATGTCGACTTTTGTTTCAAGAGGTCAGTCATATGAAGCTATGACTGGAATGCACGATGACTTGATGATGAACTTAGTAATGTTTGGCTGGTTTGCAGCGACTCCAATGTTTGCGGAGTCTATCGATAGCGGTATGAGAGAATATATCTACTCACAGCAGATGAAGCAAATAGAGGATGAAGTACTGCCATTTGGGTTTAATGATGACGGCAGAGAAGAACAAAACCCCACTCACATAGATAACGAAGGACAAGTTTGGCGAGAATTTAATTGGCCAGAAGATCCACAACCATGAATTTCACATTGATACTATTCGCATCGGCATTTGCTATATCTTCTGTCGCTGCGTATTATTCTGTAGCAGGATTAGTTGCTATATTTTCTGGCGAACCGATTGCAGCTATTATAATGGGTATAGCTTTAGAAATAGCTAAACTTGTTGCTGCTTCATGGATATATCGTAATTGGCAAACCACTGCTAGATTACTTAAATATTATTTCACTATCGCAGTATTAATACTTTCATTGATAACTTCAATGGGTATTTTTGGTTATCTGTCTAAATCACACTTAGAACATAGTGTTGTTTCTGGTGGAGTATCATCACAAGTACAAATATTAGATGATAAGATTTCAACTGAAAAAGAAAATATAACCACAGCAAGGAAAGCTTTAAAACAATTAGATGAATCAGTAGACCAAACGATGGCTAGATCTACTGATGAAAAAGGTGCAGAAAGAGCTGCAGCTTTAAGACGTTCACAACAAAAAGAACGTCGTACCATTTTAGCCTCGATTGATGATTCACAAAAGACAATTGAAAAACTTAATGTAGAGAAGGCACCTATTGCTGGTGATCTGAGAAAGATCGAAGCAGAAGTTGGCCCGATAAAATACGTTGCTGAGTTGATCTATGATGATTCGTCAGTTGAGGTTATTGATAAGGCAGTTAGATTAATTATTATATTAATTATCTGCGTATTTGATCCACTAGCTATTTTACTGTTGATAGCTGCAAATATGGAAATGAGGAAGGGTGCTCCTCGTGCAAGTACCACAACAGAACAGAAAGAGGAAAATATCGTGCAAAAACGACCCTCTGGAACATCGAGAACTTTACCAATAAAACCTAAAAAACCAAGTCTTCCAAAAAGGACAAAGATAAGGCCTACGGTACCAAAAAAGAAACCGAAACCAGTTCCTAAAAAACCGCCGAGTAGAAAACCAAAGAAGAGCACTGTTAGTGCTACACCTGGATTAGATGATGTTATTACGATTAAAAAAAGTACGGTATATCGTTTCGATGGTTAGAAATCCAGAAGTTATAAATATATGGTAGAAGTGATAATTCTTATTATGGCACATATTATGCTCTCAACAATCCATATTAACTTAAAATCGAGGTAGAGAAAAATGGCTTTTCAAGTTTCTCCTGGCGTACAAGTACGCGAAATCGATCTTACTAACGTTGTACCTGCAGTCTCTACTTCAATTGGAGCTACTGTAATTACAGCCTTAAAAGGTCCGATAGAGGAGATTATAACCATTACTTCAGAGAAAGATTTAGCAGATACGTTCGGTGTGCCAACAGATGACACAGCTCCGTATTTCTTTAATGCTGCAGCTTTTCTAAAGTACGGTAATAATCTTAAGGTGGTCCGTGTCGCTGGTACTGGTGCATTAAATGCAACAGCTGGTACATCAAGTGCAGGCACTGGACTTTTAATCAAAAATAAAGATCACTACGAAACCAATTACGAAAACGGCTCAGCGACTCAAGGTTGTTTTGCTGCCCGTGATGCTGGTGATCTAGGTAATTCAATCTCAGTTGAATTTGTAACTAATTCTGCAGGATATGCGGCATGGACAGATTGGAAAGATCAATTCGATAGTGCTCCAGGTACATCTGATTATGCAACATCTAAAGGTGGTAGTGCAGACGAAATGCATATCATTGTATACGATAGAACAGGTTATATTAGCGGCGTTGCTGGTACAATACTAGAAAAATTCGAATATGTATCACAAGCTCGTGATGCTAAAAAATTCGACGGTACATCAAATTATTATAAAGAAGTTGTCAACGCGACATCAAAATATATTTGGTGGTTAGATCATTTATCTACATTAACAAAAGCTGGTTCAATTGCTTCAGAAAGCTTTGTAACTGTCGACACAGTATACACTAAAGATCTCGCTGGTGGTGAAGACGGTTCTGCAGTTGATGAAGGTGATATCGATGATGGCTTCCAAGTATTCAATGATGCAGAAACTATTGATGTCAATTTATTGATTGGTGCACCAACTCTTGCTTCCACAGCAGGCGAAACTCAAGCAGCTAACTTAATTGCAATTGCAGAAAATCGTAAAGATTTAATCGCATTTGTCTCTCCTCCAATCAGTGCAACGGCAGCATCAACATCGCAAAAAGCAGATGTTATTGACTTCGTTGACACACTAACATCAACGTCTTATGCAGTTGTAGATTCTTCAGCTTTGAAAATTTACGATAAGTATAACGACGTATATCGCTGGATTCCAGCTGCTGGTCATATGGCCGGTCTTTGTGCTAATACAGACGAAGTTGCAGATGCTTGGTTCTCACCAGGTGGCTTCACTCGTGGTCAATTATTAGGCGTAACAAAGATTGCTTTTAATCCTAAGAAAGCTGAACGCGATGATTTATACAAAAGACGTGTAAATCCAATCGTTTCTTTCCCAGGTGAAGGCACAGTATTATTTGGCGATAAGACTCTTCTAAGTAAACCTTCTGCATTCGATCGTATTAATGTACGTCGTTTGTTTATCATCTTAGAAAAAGCTATCTCAACAGCTGCTAAATATCAGTTGTTCGAGCTTAATGACGAATTCACTCGTGCTATGTTCCGTAACATGACAGAACCTTTCCTTAGGGAAATTCAAGGTCGTCGTGGTATTACAGACTTTAAAGTAGTTTGTGACGAGACAAACAACACTGGTCAGATCATCGACAGCAATCAGTTTGTTGCAGATATCTACATCAAGCCAGCACGTTCTATTAACTTTATTACTCTGAACTTCATCGCTACTCGTACCGGCGTTGACTTTGCAGAAATCGGAGGTTAATCATGGCTATTTTAGGCGTAGATGATTTTAAATCAAAACTAGTTGGTGGCGGTGCCCGTCCCAATCTGTTCAAAGCAACTGTTAACTTTCCAGCTTATGCTGGAGGTGAAGTTGAATTGACAAGCTTTATGATTAAAGCTGCTCAATTACCAGCATCAGTTGTTGGCACAGTATTGGTTCCTTTCCGCGGTCGTCAACTAAAAATTGCCGGAGATCGTACATTCGATCCATGGACAATTACAGTAATTAATGATACCGACTTTAAAGTGCGTAATGCATTTGAACGTTGGATGAACGGCATTAATCAACATCGTAACAATACAGGTTTAACAAATCCTATTGATTACCAAGCTGATTTGCAAGTTGCTCAATTAGATAAAGCAGGAAATGAAGTGAAAGTGTATAACTTCCGCTCTACATTCCCTACAGCTGTATCTGCAATTGAATTATCATATGATTCAGTAGACATGATTGAAGAATTCCAAGTAGAACTTCAAGTTCAATATTGGGAATCTGATACAACGTCTTAATTAAACGTTGGTAAATAGAAGGAGAGGGGAAACTCTCTCCCTCACTTTGTTATTATAAAGGCATAAAAAATGGAATTATTCGGCTTCGAAATATCACGTAAAAAGCAAGAAGAAGAACAAGCGAAGAAACAATCGTTTGTTGCACCTGACATGGACGATGGCGCTACCGTTGTTTCTGAGGGTGGATATTATGGTCAATACGTAGATATCGAGGGCACTAAGGCTAAAGATGATTCGGACTTAATTAAAAAGTACCGCGAGATCTCTCTTTATCCTGAGTGTGATGCTGCCATCACTGATATCGTTAATGAAGCTATTGTAGCTGATGACGATATTCAACCTGTTGATATTATTACTGATGATATTAAATATCCAGATACAATTAAAAAATTAATTAAACAAGAATTTGATACTGTAATTAAATTATTAAAGTTTAATTTTCAAGCACATGACATATTCCGTAAATGGTATGTTGATGGTAGAATATACTATCATATGATTATTGACGAGAAAAATCCTAAAGCTGGTATTTTAGAATTGCGTCCAATCGATTCTATTAAAATTCGTAAAGTTCGTTCAGTTATTGAAGAAAAAGATAAAGCTACTGGTGCGAAGATGGTAAAAGGTTTTAATGAATTTTACATTTATAATGATTCATTGATGGGCAATTATGCAAATCCGGGTGGATTCGGTGGACCTCGAACACAAGGTCTTAAGATTTCTAAAGACTCGATTGTTCATGTTCCATCAGGTTTAATCGATAGCACTTCTAAAAAAATGCTTTCATATCTTTATAAAGCATTAAAACCAGTAAATCAATTACGTATGATGGAAGATTCATTAGTAATCTATCGTATGGCTCGTGCACCAGAACGTCGTATATTTTATATCGATGTAGGTAATTTGCCTAAAGGTAAAGCTGAAGCATATCTTCGCGATATTATGGCAAGATATAAAAACAAAATTGTTTATGATGCTACTACTGGTGAGATTAGAGATGATCGTAAACACATGGCTATGTTGGAAGATTTTTGGTTACCACGTCGTGAAGGCGGTAAAGGTACTGAGATCTCTACATTACCAGGTGGTGAAAACCTTGGTCAAATCGAAGATATCATTTATTTCCAAAAGAAATTATATCGTTCTTTAAATGTACCAATGTCTCGCATGGAGACAGACACTGGTTTCTCACTTGGTCGTTCTAACGAGATATCAAGAGATGAACTGAAATTTAATAAGTTTGTAAGCAGACTGCGTAAGAAATTTGCAGATGTATTTTTACAAGTCTTAAGGTCACAATTGATCTTAAAAGGTGTTATCTCAAGAGAAGATTGGGACGGCATCAAAGAAGATTTAATAATCGACTTTAAGAAAGATAACTATTTTGCAGAACTCAAAGCTAGTGAGATCTTAAGAGAGCGTATGCAAACATTAGCATTGGTTGATCCTTTTGCTGGAAAATACTATTCACAGATGTGGATTCGTAAACATATCCTTCAACAATCTGATCAAGATATTGAAGAAATGGATATGCAAATGGAGCAAGAACCTCCATCGCAGCAAGAACTAATGATGATGCAACAACAGCAAGCTGAAGCGCCTGCTGAACCAACCCCTGATCAACCTGCTAATCCTTTATTAGCTTCTGATCAGAATTCGAACGCGTGAAAGCGCAATATTTTATAAATATATTGAAAGAAGGCAATAATGAGTGAATTAGCAACTGATTTGTTAGACGCTATCGCATCTAGTAACCAAGAAGAAATGCGTGCTAGATTTGATAATGTAATGAATAATAAAATTAATGATGCCCTTCAAGCTAGGAAGATAGAGCTTGCCCAAAGCATTTATGGCGAGGTGCAAGCAAGTGCTGAACAAGAAGAAGCTCTTCCAATTGATGATGCTGAAGTTGAAAAACAAACCGAAACGGTAGCATCTGAAGATGGAACTAAAGAAGCTTAAAGACATTCGTGAAAGCGGAAAGATTTTATTAAGTCTTCCCGCTGGCACAGATAAAGTCGAGGTCAAAGAGACTCTCGGCGTATATTACATTTATATAAACGACTTAAAAGTGGAAACTTTTAGGACTAAAGAAACAGCTTTAGAAGTTGCTAACGAAGCAGCTCAAGCTTTAGGGACATAAGAATGAAATTAATTACAGAACAAATTGATTCAGACATTCAGGTTATAACTGAAGCTAAACAAAACGGATCTAAAGACTTCTTCATTGAAGGTATCTTTATGATGGCTGATTCGAAAAATCGTAATGGTCGTGTGTATGAATCCAAGATTTTAAAACCTGCTGTTGAAAAATATATTCAAGAGCAAGTTAAACAAGGTAGAGCTGTTGGAGAACTTAACCATCCAGATGGTCCAACAATTAACCTTGATAAAGTTTCTCACCTAATTACAGACCTTCGTTTTGAAGGTAATAATGTAATAGGTAAGGCAAAAATCCTAAACACTCCTATGGGTCAAATCGTAAAAGGTTTGCTCGAAGGTGGTGTAAAATTAGGAGTATCATCTCGTGGTATGGGTAGTCTTGAGGAAAGAAACGGTCAAAACTATGTGAAAGATGATTTTCACTTAGCTACCGTTGATATCGTTCAAGATCCATCTGCGCCCGCTGCTTTCGTTAACGGAATCATGGAAGGCGTAGAATGGATTGTTGAAAACGGTATTTTCAAACCTCAAGAAATTGAAAAGATTGAGACTGAAATTAAGAGAACACCAAAGGCTCAGCTTGCTGAAGCTCAAGTACGTGTTTTTCAATATTTCCTCTCTAAACTTTAACACTAAGGAGTGATTTGAATGTCACAACAAGATCTTAATAAAGGTCAATTAGACGACGTAAAGCTTAGTGATGAACAACTCGTTGAAGTTTCTGAGGAACTAGCTGAAGATGCAGCAGCAACTGTAGCCGCAAAGGGAGACGCTAAGTCTGCCAAATACGGTCAAGATGCTGATTTCCAAGACGACAAGGCTAAAACCCTTGCTGATCTAGGAGCTACTAAGACAGCTGAAGCCCCTAAAACTAAATCGGGTATCATCGCTGCAACAGTTGAAAAATTGTCTAGCTTGAAAAAAGAAGATCTTCAAGTTATCTACGGTAAACTTTTCTCTGAAGAGTCTACTAACGAAGTTAAAGAAGCGGTAGTTGAAATCGATGTAACAGAAGACCTAAAAGCTCTTACTGAAGCTGATGTCAACTTATCTGAAGAATTCAAAGAGAAATCTGCGGTTCTTTTCCAAACTGCTTTAACATCTCGTGTAACTGTAGAAAAAAATAAACTTGAAGAGCAGTATCAATCTAACTTAGACGAAGCTGTAGAAGGCATTCGTTCAGAACTCGTTGAGAAAATCGATGGTTACCTGAACTATGTCGTAGAACAGTGGATGGAAGAAAATGAACTTGCTGTTGAAACCGGCCTCCGTGCTGAGATCGCAGAAAGTTTTATCGACTCTCTAAAAACTGTATTCGTTGAACACTACATTGATGTTCCAGAAGGTAAAGTCGATCTAGTCGACGGTTTAGCAGAACAAGTTGAAGAACTTGAAGGTCAATTACAAGCTCACACTGAAAAAGCTGTTGCGCTTGCACAAAAAGTTGAAGAACTTTCCCGTGAAAAAATTGTCCGTGAAGCTACTGAAGGTATGATCGCGACAGAAGCTGAAAAGCTTAAGTCACTCATTGAAAGTATTGACTTTGATGACGCTGAATCTTTCACTAAGAAAGTTATCATCGTTAAAGAAGCACACTTCAAGGGTACATCACCTACTATAACAATCAGTGAAGAAACAGACGAACAACCTGCAGAACAAACTACTGCTTCTCCACGTATGGCAGCTTATATGAGCGCTATATCCCGTACCACTAAAAAATAAAGAGGAAACATAAAATGTTTTTAGCTGAACAAGCACAACAAAAATGGGCTGAAGTCCTAGATCACGCAGATCTTCCAGCGATTAAAGACCCATACAAACGCGCAGTTACTGCCGTTATTTTAGAAAACCAAGAGAAGGCACTTGCTGAAGAGCGTGCACAATCTTCTTACGGTTCATTAAACGAAGCTGCTCCAACAAACGCAACTGGTGCAAGCATTTCAAACTTTGATCCAATCTTAATCAGTTTGGTTCGTCGTTCAATGCCTAACCTTATCGCTTATGATATTGCTGGCGTTCAACCAATGTCCGGTCCTACTGGCTTAATCTTCGCGATGAAGTCACGTTACACATCACAAAGCGGTACAGAAGCACTTTACAACGAAGCTGATACAGATTTCTCATCATCATCATTCTCAGGTAGCACAGCTACTAACAAGAATGGTACACACGGTGGTACATCTGATGGTCTTCCAGGTACAGACACAACAGTTAACACTGGTGGTTCTGCTACTGCTGGTACATCTGCTGCTGATACAATCGCTGACAACTTTGGTGTTGGTGGTGGTATGACTACAGCTGAGTCAGAAGCTTTAGGTGATTCTTCAACTAATTCTTTCGCTCAAATGGCATTCAGTATTGAAAAAGCAACAGTGACTGCAAAGACACGTGCTTTAAAAGCTGAATACACAATGGAATTAGCACAAGACTTAAAAGCAGTTCATGGTCTTGACGCTGAAACAGAATTAGCGAACATCCTTTCAGCTGAAATTTTAGCTGAAATCAATCGCGAAGTTATTCGTACAATCAACGTTAAAGCAAAATTAGGTGCTCAAACAGCTAATTGCACAAGCGCTGGTACATTTAACTTAGTAACTGATGCTGATGGTCGTTGGTCAGTTGAAAAATTCAAAGGTCTTTTAGTTCAAATCGATCGCGAAGCTAATCAGATTGCCAAAGATACTCGTAGAGGTAAAGGCAATTTCATCGTTTGTTCATCAGACGTTGCAACAGCTTTAGCAGCTTCTGGCATGTTGGTATACAATCCAGCTATGTCAGTTGATTTAGCAGTTGACGATACTGGCAATACATTTGCTGGTGTATTAAATGGCAAAATCAAAGTGTACATCGATCCATATGCTACACAAGACTACGTAACTGTTGGTTACCGTGGTACAAACCCATATGACGCTGGTTTATTCTACGCTCCATATGTACCACTCACAATGGTTCGTGCTGTTGATCAAGGTTCTTTCCAACCTAAGATCGGTTTCAAAACACGTTACGGTATGATCGCTAACCCATTCTCTAATCCTGGTTCAGCACCAGTTAGTGATACTGGTTTAAATCGTACTAACTGTTATTTCCGTATTTTCAGAGTAACAGGTCTTTTAGACAACGCTTAAATCTATACAAGCTTAGAATTACAATAAGTATAGAACTCTAAGAGGGAACTTCGGTTCCCTCTTTTTTTGTCTGGGATTGATATAAATAGATAATATTGTGGAGATATATTAAAAATGGCAAATAAAAATTACGATATAGGCGTTGAACCGGGGTTAGTAACAGCAAATAAAAATCCATTAGTTGCATCAGATGGATTTAGATTCGTATTTGCTCGAGCGCCAAACGTTCAATACTTTGCACAGAGTATTAGTATCCCTTCTGTAACTGTTTCAGAAGTTGCAATTCCTCGTGGACAACAAACTGCATTTGTACCAGGAGATCATATTCAATATGATCCTTTAACTATTACGATGTTGGTTTCTGAAGATATGAATAACTTCCAAGAAATCTATGATTGGTTAAATCGCAGTATTAATATGGCTAAGTATGAAGATAAATTTGATGATTTGACAATTTATGTTTTAACAAGCAAAAATAATCCTAACAAGAAAATATTTTTCCGTAATGTATTTCCAACCAGTATAGGGAATATTTCGTTTTCAGTACAAGAAGCAGATGTTGTTTATGGTACTGTAGATGTCACTTTCCGCTACGACTATTTCACGTTCGAAAATTAACTGTTTACTTTTCCTTAAATATGTGGTATAATAGGGTATAAAACATAACCCTAAGGTTTTAACATGCTGACACTTGAACAAATATTAGATAATTGGAAAGTCGATTGCCAGATCGATGATATTGAATTGGATAAGTCTTCTAAAGATACTCCTAAATTACATGCGAAATATGTAGAACTTCTTTCACTAGCTAAACTTCAAAAACATCGTAAAGAAATGGAGTTTAAAAAACTGTTGAAAGATAAATTCATGTGGTATAATGGCAAAATGGATAAAGCTACAATGGATGACAAAGGTTGGGATTATGATCCATTCGATGGACTAAGTAAACCCATGAAAAGCGATATGGATTATTTTTATGAAAGCGATGATCAAGTTCAAACACTTCAATTACAAATTGAATACTGGAAAACAGTAGTAGATACATTATCTGATATAGTTTCTAATATTACATGGCGTCATCAGACGATCGGTAATATGATTAAGTGGAGACAGTTTACATCCGGTGTATAATGGATAAGATAGTAATTAGCAAAATTAATGATGTGCACTTGAAAGTTGAGTGCGATGGTGGTGTTAAACAAGAATTAGCAGACTATTTTACATTCTATGTTCCTGGCTATAAATTCATGCCAGCGTTTAAGAATAAAATATGGGATGGAAAGATTAGACTATATGATCTACGATCTAAAACTCTGTATGTAGGTCTATTAAATTATATTATTAAATTTGCTGAAGAACGTGGATATGAAGTCGAAGTTAACGTTCCAAATCAAATAACTAAAGTCAACGAAGAAGATTTACAAACTTTCGTCAATAAATTTCTAAAGCTTCCATTTGAACCGCGCGATTATCAATATCAAGCCGCTGTTTATGGACTAAGAAACAAACGTGCACTACTCGTATCACCTACCGCATCTGGTAAATCTTTAATAATTTATATTATCATACGCTTTTATTTAAGTGTATTAAAGCAACAACGGTTATTACTAATCGTTCCAACTACTAGTTTAGTTGAACAAATGAGATCTGACTTTTTGACGTATGCACAAAATGATGATTCATTTGACGAATCTATGATCCATACAATTTATAGCGGAAAAGAAAAAGATACATCTGCTCAGATTGTTATTACTACATGGCAATCTGTATATAAGTTACCTAAAGAATGGTTTGAATCTTTTAGAATGGTTATCGGCGACGAAGCCCATACATTCCAAGCAAAATCATTATCATCTATTATGGAGAAATTAATAGATTGCCCATATCGTTTTGGTTTAACTGGAACTTTAGACGGTACATTAACCCATAAATTAGTTTTAGAAGGTTTATTTGGTACTGTATATCAAGTAACTACTACTAAAGCTTTGATGGATTCAGATCAACTTGCAAAATTAGACATTAAGTGTTTAGTGATGAAATATTCTGACGAAGAATGCAAGTTAATTAAAGATAAAACTTATGCAGAGGAAATCGATTTTATCATTGCTCATCAAAAGAGAAATAATTTTATTAAAAACTTAACGCTAGATCAAGAAGGTAATACGCTAGTATTGTTTAATCGTGTTGATAAACATGGCAAACCTTTATTTAAATTGATTAGAGATAATGCCGTAGAAAGTAGAAAAGTATTTTACGTATCTGGAGAAACTGATGTCGCTGATAGAGAAACAGTTCGTGCTATAACAGAGAAAGAAAAAAATGCTATTATCGTAGCATCATTAGGAACGTTCTCAACAGGCATCAATATTAAGAATTTGCATAATATTATATTTGCATCTCCTTCTAAATCACAGATTAAAGTATTGCAATCAATTGGCCGAGGTTTAAGAAAAGCTGATGATGGCAGAGATACAACTTTATATGATATATCCGATGACTTACATTGGAAGACTAAAAAGAATTTTACGCTTATCCATGCTGGAATTCGGATTCAAATATATAGTAAAGAACAGTTCAATTATAAGATCCACGAGGTCAAACTAACATGATTAGTAGAGATATAAGACAGCTTAAACTAATGAATGGCGAAGAAATCCTAACTGAAGTTATTGGTGAGGATCGCGAAGAAGTGTTGATTAGAGCACCATTAAAGGTTTATAGAGAGCGTATAGAAATGGGAACGGTTGCTAGAGAAGCAAATTTGTTTACGCCTTGGATGGGATTTTGTGATGAAGAAGAACACATCATTGCTAAGTCTAACATAGTCGCTATGGGTCTTGTCAATGATGCTGTTGCAATGTATTATACTAAGATGATGATTAATGTGGAGCATGATTCAATGACTCCTATCTTAGATGCATCTCAAGCTAAAATACCTGAAGTAGCTCATAGCAGAACAGCTTTCCAGATCTTAGAAGAGGATGATGATACACCGCCAACGTATCACTAATCTTATACCTGCTGGCCCTGGGGGTAGATATATTATACACTGTAAATAGTCTGTTGTACATAGGCCCCCCGAAAATATATTTTTAAATAAGATGTACATTTTGTTATTTTTATGGTATAATACCAACATGTGTCCCATTAATTGGAGTGAATGAAGATGTCTGAAATAAAGGCTCGTCCGCATTATGTGGATAATAAAAAATTCGGCTTAGCGTTAGTCGACTATGCAGCAGCAGTCAACGAAGCAAAAGCCAACGGAACTACAATTCCTGTAGTACCTAATTACATAGCTGAATGTTTTTTAAAAATTGCAGAAGGTTTATCTCACAAGGTAAACTTTATTAGATACACGTATCGTGAAGAGATGGTGATGGATGCAGTAGAGAATTGTTTACGAGCGATTACCAACTATAATCCAAATGCCGTAACTAGAACTGGTACACAAAACGCATTCTCATACTTTACTCAAATTTGCTTTTTTGCATTCTTAAGACGTATTGAAAAAGAGAAAAAACAACAAGACATCAAATTTAAGTTTATTGAACAAGCTGGCATCGAAGATTTCATTGCTCAAGTTGAAGGAGATGATACACACGGCGAGCAAGCATTCATTGACTCTTTAAGAGAACGTATTGGTCGAATCAAAGAAAAAGACTCACAAATTAAAGAGTATGCAAAAAAAGAAAAGAAAAACAAATCATTAGAACTATTCATGACTGATTCAATGGTCGATGAATTAGAATCTTTTATTGCTGAAAACACTGAGGCTGTTTAATTGAAGATCGCTATATTAAATGACACCCATTGTGGTGCTCGCAACTCATCTGATATTTTCATGGATTACCAAGAAAAATTCTACACAGATGTGTTTTTCCCATACCTACTAGAAAATAAAATTCACAAGATTATACATCTTGGAGATTATTACGAGCACCGAAAGTATGTTAACTTTAAAGCGCTCGAACATAATCGCCGCATTTTCCTAGATAGATTGCGAGAATACAATATTACTATGGATATTATTCCAGGTAATCATGACGTGTTTTATAAAAATACAAATGAACTATGTTCTCTCAAAGAACTTATGGGTCATTATATGGATTGCATTAAGATCTATATGGATAATGTAGTAGTTGAATATGATGGTTTGAAAATAGCTTTGATTCCTTGGATCAATGCAGAAAATTATGCTGATACTATGGAATTCATCAAGACATGTACAGCAAATATTGTGGGAGGTCACTTTGAATTCTCTGGTTTTGAAATGTATAAAGGTATTCCAAATCCCCATGGAATGGAAACGAAAGAGTTTACTCGTTTTGAAATGGTGTTGTCTGGTCACTTTCACACTAAGTCTAGTAGGGATAATGTTCATTATCTTGGTTCCCAAATGGAGTTTACTTGGGGCGATTGTGATGATCCTAAATATTTTCATGTGCTTGATACTAATACGAGAGAAATAACACCTGTTCGTAATCCACATACACTTCATACAAAACTAGTGTACAACGACGAAAAAACAGATTATAATACTGTAGACGTATCTCATATGGATCATCAGTTCGTTAAAGTCGTCGTAGAACGAAAGCAAGATTTTTTTGGCTTTGATAGACTCATTGATCGGATTACACAACGACCAATTCACGAACTTAAGATTGCAGAATCTTTTACAGAATATTTAGGTGAAAATGTCGAAGACGAAGAGATCAAACTAGATGATACGCAAGTTTTATTAGATTCATATGTCGATGCTGTAGAGACTGAAGCTAATAAAGATAAATTAAAAACTCTATTGCGTGGTTTGTATGTTGAAGCGCAAACTACGGAAACGGTATAAATGGCAGCAATTATTTTTAAGACAGTACGCTGGAAAAACTTCTTAAGTACTGGTGATAAATTTACAGAGATTCAATTAGATCGTAATGATAGTACCTTAATCATAGGTCAAAATGGTGCAGGCAAATCTACATTATTAGATGCCTTATCATTCGGTTTATTTGGTAAACCATTTAGAAATATTTTAAAACCCCAATTAGTAAATTCAATTAATAATAAAGCGGCAGTTGTAGAAGTTGAATTCTCAGTTGGTGCTGCTGAATTTAAGATTGTGCGAGGCATCAAACCAAACACATTTGAGATATATCAAAATAATAATTTAATTAATCAAGAAGCAAACTCACGAGACTATCAAGCATTCTTAGAGCAGAATGTATTAAAATTAAATCACAAATCATTCCATCAAGTAGTAGTAATTGGATCTGCGTCATTCACTCCTTTTATGCAATTACCTCCAGGTCAGCGGAGAACAATCATAGAAGAATTGCTTGATATCCAAGTTTTTTCTAGAATGAATCAAATTCTAAAAGAAAAAATAGCAAGAACTAAGGAACAAATAAATGATGTCAACAATCAACTCGAAATTATATCGGAAAAAGTCAGACTTCAAAATAAGTACATTACTGATGTCGAATCACTTGCAAAGGATCAAGTTCGAGATAAGCAGAAAGCCATCACGGACAATCAGACAGCAATCAAGAATTTACAATCCAAAAATGCTGAGCTATCCGAGAAACTTGCAGAACTGGTTACTAAACAAAAATCCCTCAAATCGATTGAGACCAAGAAAAATAAACTCTTATCATTTGGTGATAAGTTTAGCACTACCATTAAGAGCTTACAAGAAAACAGAACTTTCTTTGTGGAATCAACTGCGTGCCCTACATGTTCTCAAGAAATATCTGCCGATACACGGCAAGAGCATGTGCATAAGTGCGATAGCAAGATCAGGGAAGTTGATAAGCATATTGAGGAATTAGAAGAAGAACTCATGCTTATTGAAGCCGAAGAAATGATTTTGTTGGAAGAAGTAGAATCATTTCAAAATGCTCAAATGGACATAGTAGGAAATAATGCATCTATCACAGCATTGCAAAATCAAATAGACAAATTCGAATCTGAGGTTGTAAAAATTGTTGGAACTGAAGGAGATGTTGGAGCTGCAATTGCAGATCTAAAAGCTTTGCAAATTGAAAAAGAATCTCTAGCAGAATTAAAGCTATCACATATAGATGGCCAAAATTATAATATGATAGCAAGTGAAATGCTTAAAGATACTGGAATTAAGACTAAGATTGTTAGACAATACTTACCAGTTATCAATAAGCTTGTTAATCAATATCTACAGATCTTAGACTTCTTTGTATTGTTTAATCTAGATGAATCTTTTAATGAGACTATTAAATCTAGATATCGTGATGAGTTTACATATGCTAGTTTCTCAGAGGGTGAGAAGCAACGTATTGACTTAAGTCTTTTATTTACTTGGCGACAAATCGCTAAAATGAAAAACTCAGCTAATACAAACCTATTGATTTTAGATGAAACATTTGATTCATCATTAGACACAGATGGTATTGATAATCTTATGAAGATACTTGACTCTGTACAAGATACTAATGTGTTTGTTATCTCCCACAAAGGAGATGTATTGGATTCTAAATTTAGAAATAAAATTGAATTTGTTAAAGAAAGAAATTTTTCAAGGATTAAATAATGGAATTAATTTACAAGCTTATACCGTATGATGATCCGCTTTTAACTAAGCGACTAGAATATAGTGAAATAGAAGATATGCCAAAATTTGCTGGCATGATGGTCAATGCATGTAAGTTTTTTAAAGGCATT